AAAGAAAACCGCCTCCGCTGATGAGGGCGGAGAAGGAGGCAACCAGCTATAAGAAGGGAGGGTGCCTATGGAGCTTATCATCAAGGGAACACCAAAAGAACTTGCCGCCCTCGTAGTGCAAGTACAAGGACGGCAAGTTCATGTTGAGATGCTACCTACAGTTTACAAAGTTAGCGAGATTGGAGAGTTCCAAAAGAGAATCCAAAAACGCTATCAAGATCAATGCAAATTGCAGGAAGGCTAATGAGATTTCCACCGGAATTGGGAAGAAAATCGACATCTGCACAGTAAAGAAATGTCTTTTTCACCTTTTCAATCTTCGCATCGCCGGGAAGAGGAGTGGCCAGGGCAAAATCGAGTAAATTGAAACTGTTTTTAGTTTTTACATCTTGCAGAACATTGTCATAACTTCTGAGGTTGACATCGGAGCAGGACATTATACCGGCTTGCGTTAATAAAAACAGCTTCTGACTCTGTGCAGCGTCTGTAAATTTAGTGATGTCGGCATTTGCCGTGGTCTGCAATCTTGCGACCAATTCTTCTTTTGACATAAAGAACATTTTAACACCTCCTTTCCTGCCTTGCATTCTATCACGGCAGAGTAAGGATGGCAAGGAACGCTTAACAGAAAGGAGGTGAGGGGAATGGACAGGAAGTCTTCGCTGGCAAAGGTCGTAATCCGGTACGACGGCACAGTGACTTCCGTCATGGTAGACGGCAAGGAGCTGGGCGACAAGGTGAGCAAAATCACCTTCACGCAGCGCGGCGGCCAGGTGCCGACCGTCACCCTGGAGTTGCCTCTGGATAAGGTGGAAATCCAGGCTGTTGGTTGCTGTGTGTTCACAAAAAAGCGGTAGCCGCCCCCTCATCGGCGCGGCTACGCAGCAAAAAAGAAACCCCCGACCCGGGTGCAACGGGTCGAGGGAGGCAAGGAAAAGCTATATTGTGCCTGTAACTAGTATATCACTGGCTGGGCAGAAAGGCAAGGAAAAGCTATGACGTTAGAACAGATCAGGCAGAGCACCAAGGCGGTGCTGATCCCCACGGACATCGCCGGGGTGCTGGGGTGCGACCCCCAGAGCATCCGGGATCAGGCCAGGAACCGCCCGGACCTGCTGGGCTTTCCGGTAACGGTGGTCCGGCGGCGGACCTATATCCCCCGGGTGGCCTTTCTCCGGTACATCGACGGGGAGAACAGGAATGAGGAGGAGACGCAGGGACCCAATGGCTGAGAGAAGAATGTTTTCTAAAACCATCATCGACAGCGACGCCTTTCTGGACATGCCGCTGTCAGCACAGAGCCTGTATTTTCACCTGTCCATGCGGGCAGACGACGACGGGTTCATCAACAACCCCAGGAAGATACAGCGGATGATCGGGGCCGCGGACGACGACCTGAGAATCCTGACCATGCGCAAGTTCATCATCCCCTTTGAGACGGGCATTGTGGTCATCAAGCACTGGAAGATTCACAACTATATCCAGAAAGACCGATATAAACCCACGGTGTACCAGGAGGAGCTGGCCGCACTGGCTGACGGCGGAAACAAAGGGTACACACTTGCGGAACAGTCTGGATACAAACCGGACACGGGTATGGATACACCATGTATCCAAAGCGGAACCAGACCGGACACGGGTATGGATACAGGTGCGGATACAGCGTGTATCCATTGCGGACACGATTCGGATACCCAGGTTAGGTTAGGTAAGGATAGGTTAGGTAAGGTTAGGAAAGAGAAAGGGGGTACGGGGGGTGAAACGGCGGACAAGCCGCCTGCCCCTCCCCCCTCGCCGGACCGGCCAGAGGTGCCCTATGAGCGCATCAAGGACCTGTACAACGAGCTCTGCCCTTCCCTCCGCCGCTGCACAATCCTGTCAGATGCCCGGAAACGGGCCATCCGGGCCCGGTTCTCTTCGGGCTACACGCTGGAGGATTTTGAACGGCTGTTCCGTACTGCCGAGGCCAGCAGCTTCCTTCGGGGCAGCAATAAGCGCAACTGGCAGGCCTCGTTCGACTGGCTCATCCGGGACGACAAGATGGCAAAGACGCTGGACGGCAACTTCGACGACCAGAACGGCCAGGCATCCGGCCCCCCGGAGTATGGGCCCCCGACAGATTTTTTCACGTGAGGTGACGATCATGCAGACGATGGACATGGCTGGGACGATCTCCAGGCTGTCGGCCAGGGTGCCGACGGACGGCAACGTCTACCCCGGCGAGGACGGTCTGCTGTACTGCCGCAGGTGCCACACCCCCAGGCAGAGGCGCATCACCGTGGGCGGAACCGCCCTGACGGTGTGCTGCCTGTGCCGGTGCATGGCGGAGCAGCGGGACCAAGAGGCAGCAGAGCTGAAGAAACGGGAGGAGATGCAGCGGGTCCGGCGCTACCGGGAAGCCGGTTTCTCCAGCCGGGAACTGCGGGACTGTACCTTTGCGGCGGACGATGGGGCCAGGCCGGAGACCACGGCGGCCATGGTGGCCTACGTGGAACACTTTGAGACGCTGCGCCGGACCGGGAAAGGGCTGCTGCTGTATGGCGACGTGGGCACGGGCAAGAGCTTCTTTGCCGCCTGTATCGTCAATGCCCTCATCGACCAGGGCTATCCCTGCCTGATGACCAACTTCCCCCAGCTGGTCAACGAGGTCAGCGCCCTGTGGGAGGGCAAGCAGGAGTACATCAACAGCCTGGGGCGGCTGGCCCTGGTGGCCATTGACGACCTGGGCGTGGAGCGGGACAAGGAATACATGAACGAGCAGGTGTCCGTCATCATCGACAGCCTGTATCGGGCGAAGGTCCCCATGGTCATCACCAGCAACTACACGCCCAAGCAGCTGACCACCGACCCCGACATCCGGCGGCGGCGGGTATATGACCGGCTACTGGAGCGCTGCCACCCGGTGCTGGTGGACGGCCCCTCCCGCCGGAAGGATATTGGCCGGCAGGATTTCCACCAGATGAACGCCCTGCTGGGGCTGTGAGAGGAGCGAAGAAAATGACGCGCAGAGAGATCAAGCTGACGGCGAAGACCGTTCTGTGGACGCTGTTCGTAGAAGCCATGGTCTGGTTCTTCTGGAGCTGGTGGGACGTGGTCTGCTGGAGCAACTGCGGCGGGACCCACGCGGCGCTGAATCTGTTCCGGCTGCTCTTCGGGGCATAAAAAGGGCCGCCCTCCGGCAGGCAAGCCCGAAAGAGCGGCAAAGAAAATCTACAAGGGCCATTATGGCCCAAACAGGAGGAAAAGTCAATGAAAAAGAGTCTGATCTACACCAAAGCCATTGCCGCCGTCATCTACGCCAGCGGGAAAATCTCCATGTGTGAGACCATCGAGATCGTGGAGCAGCTGGTGACGGACAAGCAGCTGGCCGAGTACGAGGAGCAGAGAGCGGATGAATCGTGAACAGGCGAAGAGCATCATCGTCCTGCCGGAGGACCATGCGGCCTGGCTGAAGGAACGGAAATTCGGCATCGGCGCTTCGGACGCCGGGGCCATGCTGGGCCTGTCCAAGTGGAAGAGCAACGAGGCCCTTTGGGAGGAAAAGACCGGGCTGCGGACAGCGGAAGACATCAGCGGAAAGCCCTACGTCCAGTATGGCCATGACGCCGAGCCCCATCTGCGGGCGCTGTTCGCCCTGGACCACCCGGAGCTGACCGTGACCTATGAGAGCCCGTTTAAAATCATCCGCAACGGCGACCACCCGTTCATCTTCTGCACCCCGGACGGGGAGCTGACCGACGCAGCTGGCCGCCAGGGCGGGCTGGAGATCAAGACCACGGAGATCATGTCCCCTGGCCAGTGGGCCCACTGGAAGGGCCGCATCCCGGACCAGTATTATGCCCAGGTAATCTGGCAGATGATCGCCACGGGCTGGGAATTCGTTTGGCTGAAAGCACAGATCAAGTGGCATGACCGGGATGGCACCCTTCGGCTGGACACCCGGGAATATCTGATTCGGCGGGAGGATGTGCTGGAAGACATCGCGTTCACCCAGGTCGAGGGGATCAAGTTTTGGAAGCTGGTAGAGACCGGCGTTAGACCGGCACTGAAGCTGCCGGAAGTGTGAAGGGAGCAAAACCATGGAATTTGTGATGAGCACCGATCTGAACACGGCACTGCCCAAGGAGATCGGATTTAACTTCGAGGAGCTGAAAGCGGAGCTCTCTGAGCGGTTGGAGTATTACAACGGCCTGGTGGTCACGGAGACCACCATCAAGGAGGGCAAAGCCGAGCGGGCCAAGCTGAGCAAGCTGCGGGAAGCCGTGGAAGCCAAGCGGAAAGAGGTCAAGCGGGAGTGCATGGCTCCCTACACCGACTTTGAGCGCAAGGTCAAGGAGCTGGTGACTATCATCGACGCGCCCATTGCCGCCATCGACGGCCAAATCAAGGCGTTTGACGACCTGCGCCGGGAAGAGAAACGGGCCGAGATCCAGCGGGCCTATGAGGCCATCGTGCCCGGGGAGCAGCGGGACATCATCCCCCTAGAACGGGTCTTTGACTCCAAGTGGCTGAACGCCACGGTGAAGATGAAAACGGTGGAGGAGGCCCTAGCCGAGATCGTCCGGCGGACTGACGGGGATCTGCTGGTCCTGGACACGGTGGAGCCTGAGTTTGCCGCCGCTGTGCGGACCCGCTACGTGGAGACCCTGGACATTGGGGCGGCGCTTCGGTATAAGCAGGCCCTCCGGGACGCTGAAGAAGCTGCCAAACGCAGAGCGACGACCCCGCCCCCCGTCAGGGCGTCCGCCACAATCAACATCCCTACCGCAGAACCGGCATATCCCCGGGAAAAAATGTATCTGCTCCGGCTGGAGTTCTATTTGACCCAGCCCCAGGCCACGGCCCTGAAGCAGTTCCTGGTGGAGAACGGCATTGATTACGAAAAGATTTGAGGAGGAAAACAGCATGGTAAGCAACAGCATTTCCAAGAAAGCTGCGGAGAAGTTCGACAAGATCGTGGAGTTCAAGGCCGGAGAGGAGACCGTGAAGCTCTCCCCGTCCATCATCAAGCGGTATCTGGTCAACGGCAACGGTGCCGTTACCGATCAGGAGGTGGTGATGTTTCTGAACCTGTGCCGCTTCCAGCATCTGAACCCCTTCCTGCGGGAGGCGTATCTCATCAAGTATGGCAGCGGCCCCGCCACGCTGGTGGTCGGCAAGGACGCCATCACCAAGCGGGCCATGCGCAACACCGCTTTTTCAGGCCAGCAGGCCGGTGTGGTAGTGCAGGGGCTGGAGACCGGCGAACTGGAGTACCGCCCCGGCGCTCTGGTGCTGGACGACGAGAAACTGGTGGGCGGCTGGGCCAAGGTGTTCGTCAAGGGCTATCAGGAACCCATGGAGGCCGTTGTGGGCCTGAGCGAGTACATCGGAACCAAAAAGACCGGCGAGGTCAACGAGCAGTGGACCAAGCGCCCGGCTACCATGATCCGCAAGGTGGCGCTGATGCAGGCCCTCCGGGAGGCGTTCCCTGACGATCTGGCCGGAATGTATGATTCCAGCGAGATGGGCGTGGACATCAACGAGATCGCCATGGCTCCGGTGGACATGGACAACCTCCCCCCTGCCGGGCAGGCGGAGCCCGCCCCGGCAGAGGAGCCGATGGAAGCCCCCGAGGGGTTCTGATCTATGCGGGCGGTCTTTGAACAGGCCAAGGTCATCCTGGACGGGGAGGACGCCTATCTGTGCGTCGGCATCCCCTACCGGGAGGCCAAGCAGTTTGTGGGGAACATGAAGCCCCGGAAATATGCCCTGGAGATCAAAGAGTATCGGAAAAAGCGGAGCCTGGACGCCAATGCCTACGCCTGGCAACTCATTGGACAGCTTGCAGCCGCATTGAGCTCCAAATATGCGCCGGTAACGCCGGACATGGTGTATCGGGAAGCCATCCGGGACGTGGGCGGGAACTATGAGGTAGTCCCCGTTCGGGAGGATCGTATCGAGCACTGGGACCGCATCTGGTGCGCCGGGCACATCGGGCGATTTACAGAGGACCTGGGGCCCTGCCGCTCCATCCCGGGGTATCACAACATCAGGACCTATATGGGTTCCAGCGACTATGACACGGCACAGATGTCCCGGCTCATTGAGATCATCGTTGAAGAGTGCAAAACCCAGGGCATTGAGACACTGACGCCGGAAGAACTGGCGAGAATGGGAGTGGAGCCATGACACAGACAGAAAAAGTCCTGCGGCATATGAAGCGGTTTGGGAGCATCACCCCGCTGGAGGCCATGGAGGAATACGGAATCATGCGCCTGGGTGCCCGGATATGGGATCTGAAGCGGGAGGGGCATCTGATCCAGTCGGAAGATGTGAAGGGCCGGAACCGCTTTGGTGAGCCGACGCGGTACGCAAAATACCGCCTGATTCGGGAGAATTCCCATGAAGCCGCGCACCCGTGAGCTGGCGATCCCGCTCCAGGTCAAGCGGGCGGTGGCGGAGCGGGACAGCTGCGATGGCTGGCCGTGCTGCATCTTATGCGGCGCTCCCGCTCCCACCACCTCTCCCCTCTCTTTCTCCTGCGCCCACTACATCAGTCGGGCCCAGGGCGGCTTGGGGGCAGAACAAAACATTCTGACCCTCTGCCCCACTTGCCACAGGCTTTACGATTCCACGGAGCGGGAGACCTATCATCCCATTCTGCGGCGATATTTGCGGGAACATTATGAGAATTGGACAGAAAGCGAGTTGATCTACCAGAAATGAAGAAGCCCTATTTTACTATGGCCGTGATCGCCTGGGCCATTTTCGTGGTCATTGTCCTGGCCACCCACGTAAAGGCGAATGGTGACCTCCCCGCAGCGGAGCCACCACAAGTAAATGCGTCAGAAATCGGAGAGGACCCCGAAGAAGAGGTCAAAATTGCAGAGGCTCTTCTGGAGCAAGGGTACTTCCGGGACGATATTCCCCTGAGCTATGAGGAGCAGGACTATTTGCACACGGCCTGTGAGGAGTTTGGCGTGGACCACGCACTGATGCTGGCATTGATCGAACAGGAATCGAATTTCCAGAACGTGGCCGGGGACGATGGTCGAAGCGTCGGATACTGTCAGATACAAGAAAAATGGTGGGGGCGATTGATGCACGAAATCGGGGCCGAAGACCTCTACCAGCCATATGACAATTTCCGGGTATCGGCGGCGATCCTGGCGGAAAACACCGCAAAGTATGGGACCGTGGAGGATGCGCTGACTGCCTATAACACAGGGAAGCCAGGGGCCAGCACATACAGCAAAGCCGTCATGGCGGCGGCGGAAAGATGGAGGAAATAGCGTGCTGAACAAGATCATTATCATGGGCCGCCTGACCCGTGACCCGGAGCTGCGGCGGACCCAGAGCGGCACGGCTGTGGCGTCCTTTGCCCTGGCGGTGGACCGGGACTACAAGGACCAGGCCACGGGAGAGCGGGGCGTGGACTTTATCGACTGCGTGGCCTGGAGCCACACGGGGGAGTTCGCCAGCCGGTACTTTTCCAAGGGCCGCATGGCCGTGGTACAGGGCCGCTTGCAGCTGCGGGATTGGACGGACCGGGACGGAAACAAGCGGCGCAGCGCCGAGGTCGTGGTGGAACAGATGTACTTTGGCGACAGCAAACGGGACGAGGGCGGCACTCGGGCTACTGGGTATCAGCCCCCTGTCACCGAGCCGGAGGACGAAATGCCGGAACTGGAGGGCGACGATGGCGATCTTCACTTCTGAGCCGAAAGTCCGGCGCTGGAATATCCGGTGTCCGTACCCCTGTGAGGGGTGCAAAAAATCCGCGTGCTTTGGGACCAACTGCGAGAAGTGGCAGGACTGGTTCCGGTGGTATTGGGCCGGGCTGCGGCGGAAATATCTGAACCGAAATAACTAAATGACAGGAGGAAATCAGCATGAACAAAATGACCAGAGAGTCCATCTTGCAGATGGGCCGGGGAGCCTTTGCCGAGCGTGCGGACTACGAGATGCGCAAGGTGATCGACAACATCCTGGACCCTAACACCAAGGCAACGGCCAAGCGCAAAATCACCCTCACGCTGGAGATGGTGCCGGACGAGGAGCGCTCTCAGATCAGCGTGGCCGTGACGGCGAAATCTGCGCTGGCCCCCACTAATCCCGCCAGCACCACCCTGTTTGTCAGCGCCGATGATAACGGCGAGATGGTAGTGGTAGAGGCTGTGCCCCAGGTCCCTGGCCAGATGGCCATGGACGGCGAGACCCAGGAAGAGCCTAAAATCCTGAAGCTGATGAAAGCGTAACTAAGGAGGAAAAACATTATGCTGGCTAAAATGATCGACAGAATCGTATCCCTGAAGCAGACCCAGACCTTTGATATCGGCGGTGAGCACTACACCGACGGAAACCTGACCCGCATTCCGCCCCATGTGGACCGCCCCCGGTCCATCAACATGTCCGGCCTGGACAGCATCTGCAAGCTGATCCGCACGGAACGGGAGAAAGTCTGCACCACCATTATGGTGCAGGTGAGCTCCTATAAGCAGGTGGACGTGATGACTACTTATCTCCCTGACTTTTCCAGGAATGCGCTGTACAGCGCCGTGGCAGATGCCCCCGGTATCCGCACCGGCTGGCGGAGCCAGGAGGAGGCCCTGATCGAGCTGCGCAGCCTGTTTGTGCCCAACGCCGGGACTGAGTATCTGTTGGACTTGCTCTCTCACATGAGCGAAAACAGCACCGTGACCAGCAAGGACAACGGAGTGACCCAGCAGGTGGAGGCCCGCCAGGGTGTGGACCTGAAGGCCATGGTGGCCGTAAAACCCAGGGTCAAACTGATTCCCTTCCGCACCTTCCTTGAGGTACCCCAGCCGGAGAGCGAGTTTTTGCTGCGGGTAGACAAGGACAAGGGCGTGGGCTTTTTCGAGGCCGACGGCGGTATCTGGAAGCTGGAGGCAAAGAGCAACATCGCCAGATACTTTGAAGAGCATCTGAAAGACCTAGTCGATGCCGGGAACGTCGTGGTGATGCAGTAAGGCTGACCCCCGGGGGCAGGGAAACGCCCCCGGGGGAGAAAAACGGAGGTAAACATGGAACTGAAGGTAAAACTGGACCCGCTGGCCTATCTGCCGGAGCGGGCGCACCCCACCGACGCGGGGGTGGATTTGAGGACACCCCACGACGTGATCGTGATACCGGGCGTGGGGGCCGTGGTCGATACGGGGGTGCATATCCAGCTGCCCGCCGGGACCGTCGGGATGCTGAAAAGCAAGAGTGGGTTGAACGTCAAACACGGGATCGTGAGCGAGGGCGTGATCGACGAGGGCTACACGGGCACGATCCTGGTCAAGCTCTATAACCACGGCCCACGGGCGGTGCAATTTAAGCGGGGCGACAAGATCACCCAGCTGGTGGTGCTGCCGGTGGCGTACCCCGACGTGGTCCAGGCGGAGGAAATCACCGGCGGCCCCCGGGGGGATGACGGATATGGGAGCACGGGGAGATGAGGGTTGAAAAAGGCCAGGAAAGCCTGACCCAAGAGATTTTCGTGGATAATTTCGCCGGCGGAGGCGGGGCTTCCACAGGTCTCGAAACTGGTCTTGGAATCACTATTGCTGCTGCTATCAATCATGATCCCGCAGCCATCCTTATGCACAAAACCAACCACCCCTATACAGAACACTACCAGGCTAGCGTCTGGGACATCGACCCGATGGCGGTCTGCCGTGGTCGCCCTGTGGCTGGGGCATGGTTTTCGCCGGACTGCAAGCATTTCTCCAAGGCCAAAGGTGCGGCACTGGTCAATCGAAAAATCCGAGGACTTGCTTGGATCGTCCTCCGCTGGGCGGCGATGGTCCGGCCAAGGGTCATATTTCTGGAGAATGTTGAAGAGTTCCAGACCTGGGGACCAGTCAGGAAGGGCAAGCCAGTGAAAAAGCTCGCCGGGACCACCTTCCGCAAGTTCATCGCCCAGCTTCAGGACCTCGGCTACACCGTAGAATACCGCGAGCTTGTGGCGGCGGACTACGGAGCGCCCACCACCCGGAAGCGCTTCGTCCTGATTGCCCGCTGCGATGGCCGCCCCATCGTATGGCCGGAACCGACACACGCACCGAGAACGAGCGAAGCCGTCCGGGCCGGGAAGCTGAAGCCATGGCGCAGCGCCGCAGAAATCATCGACTGGACCCTCCCGTGCCCCTCCATTTTCGACACGAAGGAAGAAATCAAGGAGCAGTACGGTTTGAAGGCGGTGCGGCCTTTGGCAGACAACACTATGCGCCGCATCGCCCGCGGTGTGGATAAATTCACCATCCGAAGCGGAGAACCTTTCATTGTCCCCACCGGTTACGGTGAGCGGAAGGGCCAGGCCCCGCGTACCCACGACATCAACGAACCAACGCCGACCATCGTCGGGACCGCAAAGCATAACATTTGTGAGCCGCTCCTGGTGCCCCTCACTATCAGCAACACCGGCGGCTCCACAGGTGCTGACGCGGGAAGCCCCGTCCACACGGTACGGACCGGCGGAGGTGGCCAGGTTCTCGTCACCCCATATCTTGCCGAGTGCAACCATTCCGGCGGAGGGCACGTCGCAGATGTGCGCGACCCCTACAAAACCATTACCGCCAAGCATACGGGCGGTATCGTGGCACCCTCGCTCATTCAGTACCATACAGAGCAGACAGAAAACGTCAGAGCCTCTGGCCTCGGCACCCCGATCCCTACCGTAGATGCCTCGAACCGCTACGGTCTGACCTATGCAAATCTAGTGGAGTATTACACTGGAGGCAGGCCGCTGGACATCCAGGCTCCCATGCACACGGTGACAAGCCATGACCGCGAGGCCGTTGTGGCTGCTCACGTCGTAAAGTATAAGGGAACCAACCTCGGAAGCAGTCCGGTGGAGCCAGTGCAGACCGAGACATCCTGCGGCACTTTTGCCCTCTGTAAAGTCTGGCTCTATAAGGCCCAACAGCCTGGTGGACCTGACCGTTGGCCCCAGGTGCGGGACATACTGAACACTTATTGCGGCTACAACCTCGGTGAGCGCGATATCCTCCTTCTGGAGATCAACAGTGCCTTTTACTATATCGCCGACATCGGCCTACGTATGTTGACCCCACGGGAGCTTTACAATGCCATGGGTTTCCCGGCGGACTACATCATCGACCACGACTATACTGGCCGCCCTTATCCCAAAAATGAACAAGTTGCCCGCTGCGGAAATGCGGTTTGTCCTCCTCTGGCAGCAGCGGTTGCGAGAGCAAACTTCCCGGAATATGCCAGCAAAACAGGGGTGACAATTACGACCATGGCCGCATTGCTTAACATGGTAGCTGTGTGAAGGAGAAATTGATATGACAGACAAAGAGCTTATCCAGGCTATGCGGAACTGTAGCTCCGTGGACGGCGAATGTGAGGGTTGCCCCATGTATGACCGCAAGGACGTATCCGACGAGTGCATCAACGAGGTCGTGCGGCTGGCCGCTGACCGGCTGGAGGCGCTGACGGAGCAACTGCATTATGCCCAGGCAGAGCGGGATGTTGTGACAAAGAGGATGATCGCCTTGGAGATTGAGAGGGCCGGGACATGACGGAGCAGATGATGCTGGACCAGTTTGCGGCCTCAGCTAAGGCGGCTCCGAAGCAGGAAAAGCGCTGTGAAAACTGCCGGTACTGCGCGGCCCTAGTGCGGCCATATGAGCGGGCCGACGGCTCGACCATATACGGGTACTGTTTTGGGGACGGCGACAAAGAACACTCTCCCAATATGGGAAAGGGGTGGCCGATTTGGCTGCCGCTGGACTGCGGCGGGGGTATGTGCGACAAGTATAAGCGGATGCGAAAAGAAACACTGGAGGAACGCAGATGATGGACAAATTGGTCGCGTCCCGGATTACGGGCGGCAACACCGCATATAAGCGGGCCGCTTCGGACTATTATCCTACGCCGCCGGAGGTGACGGCGGCCCTGCTGGACTGGCTGGGGCTGCGTAAGGGGACCCGGATTTGGGAACCGGCCTGCGGCCACGGGCACATGGCGCGGGTGATGGAGGACCGGGGCCTGGTTGTACGGGCGACGGACATACAGGCTGGGACGGATTTTCTGTCTGCGGAGCTGCCGGTTGAGGAAATCGACTGGATCATCACCAATCCGCCGTTTTCCCTGGCGGACCAGTTCCTTAAGCGCTGCGTACATTATGACCGCCCGTTTGCCCTGCTGCTGAAGGCACAGTATTGGCACGCAAAAAAGAGGCTGGATCTGTTCAAAAAGTATCAGCCAGATTATATTTTGCCACTGACGTGGCGCCCTGATTTTTTGTTTGGGGGACACGGGGGTGGCTCTCCCCTTATGGATGTCATGTGGTGCGTGTGGTGGAGGCCAGGGGCAAATAAGGCGACTCAATTTTATCCACTCCCCAAACCGAATGTTAAAAAAGAGGTGGCCAGAAAATGACGAAAACCTGTGAAAAGCTGCGCTGTGTTGCCAATTTGGATGGGCAGTGTGCAGTGGAAACGTGCAAAGGAGAACTCAGAAGCACGGGAAGAAAGTGCAAAAGCGCAGAGGATGCCGCCACAGAATACCAAATCAAAGACTTTATCGAATGGATCATTGAAAAAAGGCGTAAGGAGGACAGCGACGAGTGAAAAAAGACACACTGGGTCTATATGGCCCGGAAGATAGCAAATACCTCCGCCTGGTGGCCCGCCGGGCGGCGGCGAAGGGGATCAAGACGGCCTGTGTGTCCGGGCCTACCCCCGGCTGCGTGGCCTATGTGGCCGACACGGATGCCGGGTGGCCGCTGTGGGATTTGTCCCACGAGGAGGACGTGGACAACATCAAGCACCCGGGATTGTCCTGCTGTGCGGCGGGTTTTTTGCCGGACATCAAGGTAATACTGCGTAACATTTTTTACCCGCACGGACGGCTTTGCATTATCGGCAGAGGCCACGCTGTGCAGGGCCTGGCGGAGGCTGTGACGGCGGCTGGACATGTGGTAGACCAGTGCAGCAGCGCAGCCCTGGACATGGAATGTCGGGTTGCCCAGGCGCACATTATTGTCAACAGTGCCCGAGAAGTGCAGGCTGAGGTGATGGAGGCCATTAACTGCAATATCCTCGTTTTTGATGTAAGCGGCGGGATGGATAAGTTGCGAGGTAAGACGTGGAACTATATTTCGCCGTGGGAAATCGGAGCCTGGAACATTGCGGAGCTGCTGCGGCGGGTGCGGATGCGGATCGAGGAGGAGAGTGAGACGGATGGCGGGAAAGAAGGGCGCTGGGCTGACGGAGTTTGACCGGGAGGTCCTGCGCCGATGGGCCAGGGAGAACATGCGGGTGGGCCGGACCGCAAAGGTGCTGCATCTGCACCCCAACACGGTGCGCTATCACCTGGACAAGATCAGGCGGGAGACCGGCAAGGACCCACGGAGTTTCCGGGGGTTGACGGAACTGCTGAAGGAACTGGAAGAAGGAACATGAAGATCGGACAGAAGGTGCGGCGGGTGCCCACGGGCCTGACGCAAATGGCAGAGAGCGGCAAGCAGGAGCACCGGCCCATGACGGGCAAGGTGACGTACATCCACCCCAGGGGGCGCTATCACCTGGTGGAGTTTGAGACCTGGGGCGGAACGGTGAGGGAGTGCTTTCAGGGGGTGGCCGACTGACAGACAGGCAACACCTTGACAACTTGAAATAAGGAAAACATAGGACCCGGAGGTGGACAGCGTGACATTGGATGAGGTAAATAGGGAGGCAAAAGCCCGGGGATTGTCCTACGGCGAATATGTGTCCCTTTTCCGTCGGAATGAGATAGATAGGCCGCTGCCGCCTGACCGGAAACCGGTGCGCCGCCGCAAACGCAGATACACAGATGAACAGGCGTTTGCTCTGTGGCAGGCTGGATTAAGCGACGCTGAAATTGGGGGTGCCCTGGGAGTCTCTAGGCAAATCATCCAGCGGTGGCGCGATACCATGGAGCTGCCCTCTACAATCACGCATCAGGTGGAATTGAGCAGATATCACCTGATTCAGACAACAGCTGGGGCGTTTATCGTGTACGATGCGGCAGAGTGCAACCTGGAATCTGAAGAGAGCATTGTATAATAAGAGGAAGGAGGGATATCCATGGCTAACAATGCGGAGCTGTGGGAGCGGCTGCCGCAGGAATCCATGAAAGCATACGCCGCTTTCTGTGCATACCGAGACCTGGGGCCTGATCGCAGCATGGCAAAAGCTGGGGAGGTTCTGGGGAAATCCCAGGGGCTTATGGAGGGCTGGAGCGCAGCTTATGACTGGGTGAAGCGGGCCACTGCCTGGGACGATGAACAGGACCGGGTCGCCCGGAAGGCGCAGATGGATGAAATCAAGAAAATGCGTGTGCGCCATGCAAAAATCGCGCAAAAGGCCCTGGACAAAGTTTCTGCTGCTTTGGATAAGGTCAACCCAGATGCCATGACTAACGCAGATATGGCCCGTCTGATGGACGTAGCCAGTAAGCTGGAGCGTTTGAGCCGGGGCGACGTGGGCGAAGTCGTCGAGGAACGGGACGGCGGCCAGGCCCCGAATCCAGTCTCGTTCTACATTCCGGCGAACGGGCGCGATAAACAGGAATAACTATAGCCCTGCCCACCCTTGCACCACAGGGCGGCGCGGCGGGGCTTTCATACGCTGGTGTAGCTCAGATGGCAGAGCGATGGCTTTGTAACCCGTAGGCCGCCGGTTCGATTCCGGCTACCAGCTCCAGCGGGGATATTCCCCGCCCCTTCTCCCCCACAATTTGGGCGGACGTGAACCAACCGCGTCCGCCCACCATGCAGATGTAGCTCAGTCGGTAGAGCACCGCGCCAGGAGGTATGTCGCAGGTCCAATTCCTGCCATCTGCGCCAAAACAACAAATCAAGGGGGTGATGCCATGGAGATTCGACCTCAGCCCAAGCAGGAAGAATTTCTTTAGCTCTCCAGTCCGGCGGACATTGTGATATATGGCGGAGCAGCCGGCGGTGGGAAGTCCTGGGCATTGCTCTATGAACCGCTACGCCACGTGGACAACCCAGACTTTGGCGCAGTGCTGTTCCGGGCCAGCATGACACAGATCACAGAGCAAGGCGGTCTGTGGGACGAGAGCATGAAACTCTATACCCTATTCCCTCGCGCCAGACCCATCAAGAGCCCAAAGCCATATTGGAAGTTCCCCAGCGGAGCGAAGATATCCTTTCGACAGATCGCCCGGGACGCGGATGTCTACGACTGGCAGGGCACACAAATTGCTTTGATCGAGTTCGACGAGCTGACCCACTTCACGGAGTTCGAGTTTTTCTATATGTTATCCCGAAACCGCAGTATGTGCGGGGTGCGACCCTATGTACGGGCCAGCTGTAACCCGGATGCCGATTCCTGGGTGGCATCCTTTTTGTCCTGGTGGATTGACCAGGACACGGGCTATGCCATCCCGGAACGGAGCGGAAAAATCCGATATATGGGCCGGGTCAACGAGCAGATTTTCTGGGGTGACACCGTGGATGAGGTCATTGACCACGCACGGGATGCAGACCCGGACATGAAGCTAGAGGCCCATGAGGTGAAAAGCGTGACCTTTATCCTCTCCACCATCCAGGACAACCAGGCGCTTTTAAAGGCAGACCCCGGATATATGGCAAACCTGAAGGCTCTGTCCATCGTGGAGCGGGAGCGACTTCTATATGGCAACTGGAAGATCAAGGCCGCAAAGGGCCTCTTTTTCCCTCGCCCCGCCATCGGGGAACTGCTGGAGGATGTGCCAAGCGACGTGGTGCGGTGGGTACGGGGCTGGGACCTGGCGGCCACCGACACCGATGAAGGCGGCGACCCGGCCTATACCGCCTCTGTGCTGCTGGGCAAGCGCCGGGACGGCTCCTATGTAATTGCGGACGCCACGAACAACCGCCTGCGGGCAGATAAGGTCCGTGCCATGGTGAAGCAGTGCGCGGCGGCAGACAAGGCCCAATATAAGCGGGTCAGGATTCGGATGTCTCAGGACCCGGGCCAGGCAGGGAAGGAACAGGCGCAGAGCTACGTGAAAATGCTGGCCGGGTTCTCCGTCTCCGTAGTGAAAGAATCCGGCAACAAGGAGGCCCGGGCGGAACCCTTTGCGGCCCAGTGGCAGGCCGGAAACGTGAAGGTGGTAGCCGGGGCCTGGACGGAGACTCTGCTGGGCCAGTATGAGAGCTTCCCGGAATCGAAGTTCAAGGACCTGGTGGATTCCGGCTCCAACGCATTTAACGAACTGGAAATGATGAATGCCGGCAGTGTGCCGCCAGCAGAGAACGGGACGGGCACGACGCTGAAGGCAAGTTATTGGTTCAGATAACATAGGGAGAGTGACGACAACATGGCGCGAGAAATTGGCCGGTTAGGTCAATACCGATATGGAAGTTACGGGTCCGGCAGCATTTTCTTTGAAGAGTTCCTGCCGGAACTGCGGGGAACGCGGGGCGTCCAGGCATACACAGAAATGGCGGATAACGACGCTACGGTGGGCGCGATCTTGTTCGCCATTGAAATGCTGATGCGACAGTGTGAATTCCACGTGGAGCCTGCCGGGAGCGGCGAAAAGGACCGCGAGGCGGCGGAGTTTGTGGAAAGCTGTATGAACGACATGGAGCGGACCTGGGCAGACACACTGTCTGAAATTCTGTCCTTTATGACCTACGGCTGGAGCTATCATGAGATCGTATACAAGCGCCGCTGCGGCAAGTCCAGTTCCCCCGTGACCAACAGCAAGTACAGCGACGGACTAATCGGCTGGCGCAAGCTGCCCATCCGCAGCCAGGATACACTATTTGGCTGGGAGTATAAAGACGGGACGGACGAGTTGCTGGGCATGACCCAGGCCCCACCACCCGACTTTAAGCACCTGACCATCCCCATTGAAAAGGCGCTGCACTTCCGCACCAGGAGCCGCAAGGACAACCCGGAGGGCCGAAGTATCCTCCGCACCGCCTACCGGGCCTACTACTTCAAGAAGCGCCTGGAGGAGATTGAAGGATACGGCATGGAGCGGGACCTGGCCGGGTTCCCGGTGCTCTACGCCCCCGCCGATATGGATGTTTGGGATGATACCCCGGAGATGCAGCAGACACTCGCAAGGGCGGAGCGCATCGTATCCAGCATTCGGCGGGATGCCCGGGAGGGCCTGGTTCTGCCCGGCGGTGAAAACGGCTGGAAGCTGGAGCTGATCTCTTCCGGCAGCCGCCGGCAGTTTGACACCAATGCCATCATTGACCGCTATGACAAGCGCATTGCCACCAGCGTCCTGGCCGACTTTGTAATGCTGGGGCAGCAGGCGGTGGGCAGCTTTGCCCTGGCGGACAGCAAGACGCAGATTTTCGCCATGGCCATCGGCACCTATCTGGACGTGATCTGTGAGGTATTCAACAACCAGGGCATTCCCAAGCTGATCGACCTGAACGGGGAGCACTTCAAGGGGATCACGGATTATCCCAAGATGGTGCATGGTGACATTGACGAACCCAACCTTCAGCAGTTCGCCTCCTTCGTGAAGGAGATGGTGGGGGCTGGTGTTATTATCCCTGACGATGCCATCGAAAAAGAAATTCGCCGGATCGGCCACCTGCCCGACAAGGTAGAGACGGACACGCCGGCGGAGAAGCAGCCTGGAGAAGACGGCCCTCGGGGGCAGCGCGGCGACCTTGACAGCAAATCTGTCTATAAGATAACTGCGATTTTGGAGAAGTATCAAAGCGGAAAGATGTCTCGGGACGTTGCCGCAAGTCTGCTGGAGGGGGTCGGCCTGAACGATGAGAAGATTGAATTTTACCTGAAGGACGCGGAGAGAACCACGCAGGACGCCGCAGACGAACAGGCGGCGGAGGCGGCAAAAAAGAGCCTGGGCCGGAAATGACCCCAGGGAGGACCGACATGTGGGCACGAATTCAACCAAAACATAGAACCGCTGATATCAAAAAATCCGCAGACGGAGCCGTATTGCGGAAGCTGCGGTCCTTTCTGGACGCAGCGGAACCGGAGCTGGTCTATTGGCTGACCACGCTCCACGCTGAACAGGGAAAGGCCATCACCTATAAAGAACTGCGGGAGGCCATTCTGGCCGGAGAAATCAGCGCTGACCTACTAGAGGAATGGCAGCAGGACTATGTGCGCTTTGTGACGGAACACATGGACCCGGCCTGGTCCGGGGCCATTTCAGCGGCGGCAGCAGACATCGCGCAGCGATACCCGGCATTTTCTTTTGACCCCTATGCAGACGGCGTGCGCAGCTGGGTGGAGGAACGGGGCGCGGCCTTTGTGACCAGCAGCACTGCCGCGCAGATCGACGGGCTGCGGGCTGTTGTCCGGCGGGCGGCAGTGCTGGCGGACATCAACGTGGACACGCTGGCCAGGGCCATCCGCCCCATGGTGGGGCTGTATCACCAACAGAGCGTCGCCAACCTGAACTATTTCACCGGCCTGCTGGAAAGCGGCATGAAGGAGAAAAAGGCACTGGACCTGGCCGCCCGATATGGTGCCAGACAGCACCGATACCGGGGCTATCTGATTGCCAGGACGGAGCTTGCTTTCGCCTATAACCAGGGGAGCTATCAGGGCACAAAGCAGGCCCAGGAGGCCGGATACATGGGTGAGGTGGTGAAGGTGTGGTCCACAGCAATGGACGAGCGGACCTGCCCCATCTGCGGCGCTTTGGAGGGTAAAGAGATCGCCATGGACGAGGATTTCAACTTCCCCACTAAGCTGGCCGGGCGGATGGGGACCATTCAGCGGGTCCCCCCTGCGCATCCTTCCTGCCGCTGCGCGGTGGAGTATCGGGAAGTCACGCCGCCCGTCATAGAAACATTGGAATGATGCGCAAAAGGCAAAAAAGCGGCGGCCCGTTGGTGGGTCGCCGCTCTTTGCGTGATTATTGTGATTTTACAGGGCCTCCCCCGTGTCCTCCATGGTGAACAGCGACGTAAATGTGCAGCCCAGTGCCGCCGCCATAATAGCTGCGTCGCGCTCTGTGAAATTGTCCCGGCTCATTTTGTTGGACAGGTTTTGTCTGGTTTGGCCCGTTGCTTCCGCAAGTTCTGCCAGGGTCATGCCCCGGCGCTTCATAAGGACTTTGACCTTTTCGCCTATCGTGAGATCCATTGCTATCAACTCCTTTACGCATATGATAACACGGTAAGATGTCTGTTGTAAATATACAATTCACAAAATAAATTAAAAAGTTGCAATAAACTATTTACATAAGACACCGATAAGTGTATAATAGAAAATGTCAGGAGGGGAAACCCGAATGACAAATAAACCTGGCAGGAGGCGTAAGAAATGGACGAAGACAACATGTCCCACAGCGAATTTATTGCGTACCTCGAAACCCTGGCCCAGTTGGTTGAGGCGAAGGCCGAGACCAAAGACGATGCGGTGAAAATCATCCGGGAACTGATAGAAAGGCTCAATTAAGGCAAAAAAATAGGCCCCCACCACTGACCAAAGCGTAGGGAGCCTAAAAGAAACCCGGGGCGGCGCGAGGCCTGCCACTCAAGCTGCCCCCACCATATCACAAAGGCGGTAGGATGTCAAGGAGGACGGAAATAATGAAGAAGTTTGAAATCGACACCATCTATTCCATGCGCAGCTCTTGTGACTATAACTGCATCTGGACCTATTTTGTCACCGGTAGGACCGCACAGACAGTCACGCTGTCGGACGGGAAAAAGACCACCAAATGCCGCATCAACAAGGCGGTATCTGAGTGTCGCGGCGCTGAGACCGTTTTCCCCCTGGGCCGGTACTCCATGGCCCCGAGCCTGACTGCTTGACAACCACCAGCCCGCCCCGGAGGTTACGAGGGCAGAAAGATGTGAAGCACATGAATAAAATGACCGGATGGGAATGGGACCACGCTAAGATCGTGGCGGACCGCTGTGCGGAGCGCTACAACACCCTGGAAGAGGTGGAATAGCACCTTTTGGAAATCGGCTGGCCGCCGGAACAGGCTGACCAGATGATGCGCTATCTGGCGCGGCGGCAAAAGGCCAAAACGGCCTAAAACGCTGGCTCGGGTGCCGCGTAAAGCCCCCTTCCCTACTGTGCAACCGGAAAGGCCCTCTTTGTGTGTTATATTGAGAAAAAGACATGCAAAGGGGGTCTGTCCGGTGGACGGGGAGACTTTTTCTATTCTGAAATCGGAAGATGACAAGCGGCTGGTATTCGGGTGGGCATCAGTGGCGCTGACGGTGGACGGCGAGGCGCTGGAGGACCGGCAGAGCGACATGATCGACCCAGAGGACCTGGAAGAGGCCGCCTATGACTATGTGCTGAACTTCCGCGACACTGGAGAGGAGCACATCCCGTCTATGCGGAAGCGGGGCAAGCTGGTGGAGAGCTGTGTTTTGACCCGAGAGAAGCAGCGGGCCATGGGCATCCCGGAGGGCATTGTCCCGGTGGGCTGGTGGATCGGCTTCCACATTGACGACGACGACGCGTGGCAGCGGGTGAGGAACGGCACCTATCAGATGTTCTCCATCGAGGGCAAGGCCAACCGAGAGCCGGTGGAAAAGTCCCAGGGCGGCGGAGAACTGCCACCCCGGGCGGTGGCAAAGTCTTTTCGGGAGGTCCTGCTGGAGCGGGGCGATCCGGTACATATGGCCGGGCCGGACCGATATGACCATATTGTGGAGGTGCAGAAGTTCAACCCATATCACGGGCGGGACGGGCGGTTTTCTTCTGCCAACGGCGGAGCCACTGCGGTGACGCTGGGCCCCAACGGGAAACCACGGGAATATGGAAAAGCGGACACCAGCGACGCTGCGGCGGATATCGCAGCTGGCGAGCACAACTCCCTGGAGAAGCATCTGGACAAGGACGGAACCCTGAGCCCGGAGCGCGAAGCGCTGCACCGAAAGATCATTGATGAAATGCTGGAGGGTAAAGTGCCCGTAGAGGGCCAGGCCACCATGACAATGCTGGGCGGCGGCCCCGCTTCCGGCAAGAGCTCGGTCATGAGTTCGGATACCAGCAAAGACCCGCACGCCGTGACCATTGATCCCGACGCATTTAAAGAGAAGCTGCCCGGATACGCCGAAATGGCGGCGAAGACCGACAAAGCGGCTGGATTCTATCATGAAGAGAGTTCTATGTTGGCTAAGCAGTTTGCGACGGTGGTTTACAGTGAGAACTATAACACCATCTATGACGGGACCGGGGACGGAAGCGTAAAGAGTGTTCAGAAGAAGATCGCTGATGCAAGGAAACATGGATATCGTGTGGAGGCTAAATATGTCTCCATTGATACAGAGGAGGCTGTGCGTCGAAATAAGAAACGCTATGAAGATGCCAAAGCAAACGGGGAAATTGCACGGAAACCGGATGAAAATATTGTCCGTGCAACTCATGCAAAAGTCAGTGATATCTCCGTGGCTTGTGCAAAGGACTTTGACTATATTGAAGTATGGGACAACAATGGCGCTAAGGGACAGCAAAAAATGATTGCCTCCGGTGGCGGCGGAAAGGGATTGAAGGTTGTTCCTGGTCAGGAAGAAGCCTTTAAGAATTACTTGAACAAAGGAACAAAAGGTGCAAGTGGGTTCAAAACGCTTCCCGACGGTCAGGTAACTCCTGCAAATTGATATCGACAATTCTTCACTTGATAGTGTACAATCAAGTTGCAATAAGGAGGCGGTAACTTTGGCTATGAATGAGAAAGAGTGGTTCGCCGCATTTTGCGAAAAACCAGCCCGCAGAATCAACGCGGTACAGTACGCCGTTGAAAATAAGATTCCAAAAGGCAAAGCTGGCCTTATGGACGAGTGCGAAGAAGTCTATTATGAGCGTCTTTGGGCCTCCGCAGAGGAAGATATGAAGAAATACGGGACCTGGCCGGGGTTTGAACGGGCTGAATCTGATACAGTGTAAGAGGAGGTCTGTCACTATGGAAGGATTCTGGAAAGCCACCAACATCAGCGGTGAGATTTATGGGGTGTTCAAGGTCGAAAAGACCCGCTCCTGGTATAGGACCTATCGCTATCAAAACGGCGATTGGGTGCGTGATGATGATGTTTTCTACGAGTTTGGCTGGAATGATGACTACGACGACATCTCCGAGGAAGAGGCGAAAGCGATTATGAAAGCCATGGATCATGCCGAATGACTTTTTTGTGAAGGAGTGATTTTTATGACAGGGTTAGACCGAGCTTGTCAAGAGGAAGAGGCTCTTGTAAATCAGTTGGACCAGAATCCAGTATATGTGGCCTGGGAGGCACGCAGCACTGCTCTTGAACGCAACCGAGTCACCAAGGCAGTCAATCGAAACGACATGGAATATCGCAAAAAGCTGGAGCCGGGAGCGGCGGCCTTTTTTGATTATCTGGTGGCTGCGGCAGACGCATACGAGAAGTACGACGGTGTCCGCCCCTTGTGGGAGCTGGAAGAGCTGGATTGGTAACGACTATGGAGGCGACTGAGAATGGCAACGAAACTGAAAAATCTGCGGCTGACCAGCGTGGACCTGGTGCGGGCTGGAGCCAACCAGGAGGCGGACATCTGCCTTTATAAGAGCGCAGACCAGGACCCGCCCACGGCCCGGGAAGAGGGTATTTTCAAGCGATTTTTGAACTGGCTGAAGGACAACCCCGCCGAAGAGGCACCCGAGGAAAGCGTGGAGAAGGGCTTTGTGACCTTTGACCAGGTGAACGACAACCGTGAGAATCAGGACCGGCTTTGGCGCTATATCGACACGCTGGGCTGCTCCCTGCGGAGCATCCAGGAGGACCAGGACCTGGGCAACCAGCAGCGGGCGGCGCAGATGCAGGAGAGCGTCCGGCAGTTCACGGATGCCATGAATGCCCTGATCCCCCGGCTGTGCGGGATGGAAACCCAGACTGTTCCCACCGGGTATGACGTGATCGAAGAGGTGTGACCGGGGCGCAACCCGGATATTGACCAGACTGTGCTATGATCGGCGCATAGAGACCGAATGTGAGGTGTACTATGAGCCGATACGATCATATCCAAGAGGTGCAGAAGTCCCGGTATGACGTGATCCAAGAGATCACAAAATTCAACCCATACCACGGCCCGGACGGACGGTTTTCCTCCGCGAACGGTGCGGCGTCCTTCACTTATAAACCCGGACAAGGAAAGATGTATGACAACGCCATCGCCCGGGAAAAGGCCAGGACGGCGGCGGCGGCAGCCGACGGAACGCAGAAAAAAGGACTTGTGGCCGGGCTGGGTGAGAAACACGCGAGAGCTATTGAAAAGCTGATTCATGAAAACGCGCCGAAGGAAGTTCAGAATGTTTGGGACAAATATGGAGACAAAATCAGTGTTGCAACGGCCACTCATAATGGAACGGCACATTGTGACTCCCGTGGCTACATCCACGTGAATATAGCCGAAGACAGCGCTCATAAGGATATTCCTTATGAAACGACCCTGCATGAAAGTGGGCATAATATTGACCGGGCTATTGCCCGGGCAATCGGCACATATGAGGTTGGGTCCCGCATCAGCATGGTCTATAAGGACGGCGCTTTTGAAAAAAGTCTAATTTCTGAATCTAACGCTTATTTTAAGCGAAAACAGGCTGAATACTCTGCTGCAAGGGGAACAAAAATGACCATTGCCGACACCCGGAAAGCTGTAAGCTGGGAAATGTTCCGAAATGGTGGATACAAGGTCACGGGCGACGTTTCCGATATTCTCGGAGGTGCGACAAAGGGAAAGTTCGTTGGGTCTGCCGGCCATTCCAAAAACTATTGGACTGGAACAAAAGATTATTATGGCCGTTCTATCGGGGCACACTCTGTTGCTGTGGAAGCATTTGCTGAAATGTTTAGTGCCTCCACTACCAACCATAAGAGTCTTGGGCAAATTAAGGAGATTTTCCCGGAGAGTTATAAACTCTTTATAGAAATGTGCGCCCATGGGGCAACTATTCAGACCGATTAGGAGGATAAGAAATGCACCAACCTTATAACTCAGAATACGAGAAGGCCCAGGAAGAATATTTCCAGAAGTTCGATGTGGACTTCCCCGGTTATGCCTATCGAGCCGAGGATGGAATCAAAATCATCAAAACTTGCCTGAAAACGGGCAAACCCTACGATCCGACCAGTGACCCCGACTTTGATCCCGATGCGGATTATTGATACAGCGAATGCGGATTGCCGAGACAAGAGGGACAAAAATGGCTGAAATTGATTATACGCCCGAATATCTGGATATGGCCGAACAGTATAAAAAGCAGTTCGGGCAGACGTTTGACGGTTTCATTTACAACACGGAAGCCGGAATCGAAATCATGAAAGAATGTATCAAGACGGGGAAAGCCTATGACCTGGCTAAGGACCCGAACTATGACCCCGAGGCGGATTACTGATACATGAGCCCCATTGGGGCGGTTCCTGAATGCGATTGAAGCAAAAAAATATTTTCTATCGACCTTCAACCCTGTTTACTTTTTTAAACATTGAGTTATAATATAAACAGAGGGAGGTGTGGACTATGTTCAGCAAGAATCTGCGGTACTACCGCCTTAAGAACTCCATGACCAAGAAGGAGTTAGCCAAGAAGAGCGCTTTGACCTCCATGGCAATCACCAACTATGAAAACGGGACCCGCAAACCCAGTATGGATACTTTGAAAAAGCTGGCTGCGGCTCTGAATGTCCATGTTTCTGACTTCCTTGCTGTGAGAAATGACAAGCTGGTTTTTACCCACGGTGAATTTCGTAAAACCTCGACCCTGCCTGTAGCAAAGCAGGATTATGTGAGAGAATCGGTTGAAGAATATTTCAGCCGATTCTATACTATTGTGGAGCTGCTTGGCGGCGAGGTATTGCCCGAAGCGCCAGATTGTCATGTCCTTGCCATGACCGGCGATGTGGAAGCAGATGCACGGGCTATGCGTCGGCACCTTGGCATCGCTGAAGAGGGACCAGTCAACGACCTTATCACCATCCTGGAAAATAAGGGAATTCTAATTTATGTCTGTGATATTGAGAGCAATAAGTTTTCTGGAATGAACGGCTTTGTAAATGACCGTCCGTATATTATTGTGAACGGTAACATGAGCCCAGAACGGAATAGATCGACGATTGCCCACGAATTGGCCCATTTGGTCTTTGACTGGCCAGATGACATGGCCGAGAAGGACGCCGAGGATACCGCCACCGCTATTGCCGGTGCATTTCTTTTCCCGAAAGCAGATGCAATTCGTGAGCTCGGTATACGGAGAAATAGAGTTACCAATGATATGACCCTTGTTTGCCGGGAGTATGGGATCTCTATGTTTCTTCTGGTTAAGAGGGCGCATATCGCCAACATCATCTCCAAAGATGCTGCGCAGCGTTTTTATATGTCTGCAAGCCGCTTTGGCTGGCGCACCAATGAACCTAGTAGAATTGCGCCGGAAAAGCCGAACCTGTTTGAACAACTTGTTTTTAGAGCGGTCAGTGAGGGCGAGATCAGCATCCAGCGCGGAGCTGAACTTTTGAAGATGCCCTACAACGAGGTTGTCTCACACTGCTGTTTTGATGAGGGTTAACGGATGGAGTTTATCAGTAGTGATACGAATGTGTGGATCGATTTTAGGGTTATCTCCCGGTTGAGTCTACCGTTTCGGCTCCCGTACACTTACATCATGTATAGGGAGTCCATCGCTTCGGAACTGCTGACCCCTGCTGGCTTTCAGCATGAATTGACCGCCGCCGGGCTAGTCAGTGTCGATATCACAATCGAAGAATTTATACTGGCGGAATCTTGGGGCAACATCTATCCCAGACTGTCCGTTCAGGATCGTATTGCACTTGCAATCGCCAAAGAACGGAAAATAATTCTTCTGACTGGTGATATGGCATTGCGAAAAGCTGCTGGGAAAGAGGGCGTTTCGGTTCTGGGGACGATTGGGGTGCTGGACAAGCTATATGAAGGAAAGTACATACTGCAAGATGAGTATGAATACTGCCTTTCGGAGTTGTTGAAGCATAATGGCGGCGAGATCAGATTGCCTTCTTCTGAACTGAAGAAACGCCTGGACAATCTAAAAAACAAACTAGCGGACCATTGATATAACGAACATAACCTCAGAGAGCGGCATTCGCCGCTCTCTTTTTTTGCGCAAATGCGGGTGCAACCTAAGAAAAGCGGGGCATGTAGTATAGTGGAACCAAGCAAGAATTTATTGCAAAGCCTTTGTTGGCCGAGGCCATCAGGCCAAAATTTTGTGGAAAGGAAGAGACCAGATGAAGATCGACAAGAGCGTTTTCACCCCGGAAGAGCTGGCCCAGTATGAGGCGCTGATCGCCAAGGCCAAGGTAGACCCCGAGGCCGACCCCGAGGAGGCCGGACTGACGGACGGTGAGCTCTCCACTCCCCCCAAGAAGAAGCCCCAGGAGAATCCCGAAGGCGACGGCCCCGAGGAGAAGGCCCCCGAGGACAATGTCGGCAAGAAGGACACCTCCCCCGAGATGAGCGCCGCGCTGAAGCGGCTGGAGACCCTGGAGAAGTCCATTCAGATGAAGGAATATACCGAGACTGCCACGAAGTACGCCCCCCTGGGTGAGAACGTGGAGGAGCTGGCCAAGAGCCTTTATGGCATGAAGCAGACCGGCCAGGAGAACTATGACGCCTATCTCTCTGTGCTGGACAAGAGCCTGGACCTGATGAACAAGTCCGGCGTGTTCGCAGAGATCGGCAAGAGCGCCGCCGGTGTGGGCGACGACGTGCTGGCAAAGGTGGAGGCCGCTGCGGACGACATTCAGAAGTCCGACACCTCCCTGGACCGGGTCCAGGCTGTGGCCAAGGCATGGGAGAATCACCCCGAGCTTGTCGCTGAGTATGAGCGGGCCTATCAGGCATAACGGAAAGGAGCGCGACGACATGACTTATCTTGCTACTTCCATCAATGACAGCGCCGTGATCACCGAGAAGGCCGGAGCCGCCCTGGACGACGTGCGGGGCAAGGCCGTGAAGTATGACACCGCCGGCAACGTGGTGCTGTGCTCCACAGCGGGCGAGGCTGCCATTGGCATCGGCATCATGACCAACGACGAGGCCACCGCCCAGGGGGCCGACGTGGACATCCAGGTGAAGGAGATGGGCCTGGTGCGGACTGGGGGCGCGGTGAGCAAGGGCGACGAGCTGACCTGCGACACCAACGGGGCCCTGGTGAAAGCCACCACGGGCAGCCGGTATATCATCGCCGTGGCACTGGAGGCCGCCGGTGCCGCCGGTGCCTATATCAAGGCCCAGATGGTGAAATACCCCAAGACTGCGGGCTGATAGACAAAGGAGGAACAACCTAATGAATGGAATGACACCCGAGAGCATCCAGTTTGAGATCGCAAAGGGCACTTTCAAGCCCAACATCTACCTGACCAACCTGAGCATGGCCTATTTCCAGGACGCCAGCCGCTATGTGGCGAAGTCCATCTTTCCTATCTGCCCGGTGCAGCTGTCCTCGGCCAAGTTCTACACCTTCTCTAAGGAGGACCTGCTGCGGGACAACGTGCAGCGCAAGCCCCAGTTCAGCAAGGTTCAGCCCGCGCAGATGGGCCAGATGGACCAGAGCTATGCCTGCTCCGTGGACCAGGTGATCGTTGGCATCGACCAGATCGCCAGTCTGAACTATCAGCGCACCAACGCCCCCGGCGTGGCCGACCCCCGGCGGGCCAAGGTGAAGTTTGTGGCCGAGCAGATGAACCTGCACCAGGACATCGTGTTCGCGGAAAACTTTTTCAAGAGCGGCGTGTGGAGCAACGAGTGGGTGGGCACCAACACCACCCCCAGCAGCAAGCAATTCTATAAGTTCAGCGACGACAACTGCGACCCCGTGAAACTGTTCGACGACCTGTGTACTCAGGTGGAGCAGAACACAGGCCGCCGTCCCAACCGCCTGGGCCTGGGCAAGGAGACCTATAACGCCCTGAAATCTCACCCCGTGGTGGTGGAGCGTGTGAAGTTCGGCGGCAGCACCGCCAACCCCGCCACTGTCAACGAGCGTGTTCTGGCCGAGTTGTTCGGCATTGCGAAGGTGTCGGTGCTGTCCAGCATCTATAACAAGGCCGCTTTGGGCGCGGAGGCCGACATGAGCTATATCTGCGACCCCAAGGCCGCCATTCTGGCCTATGCCACCGACACCCCAGCCATCGACGAGCCCTCCGCCGGCTATATCTTCACTTGGGACATGCTGGGCGACGGCCAGTATATGCCCACACTCCAGTACCCCGGCGAGAACGGCACCCACAGCGAGTTTATCGAGGGTCTGTTTGCCGCCGACATGAAGAAGACCGCCGACGACCTGGCTATCTTCCTGAAGGACTGCGTGTAAGGGGGAATCTGCATGGCGTATACCGCACTGAGACCGTGCTGCTTCGCCGGGGAGAAGTTCACCGTTGGCCAGAGCGTTCCGGCGGAAGTCATCCGCCCGGGCGTAGCCGACGCGCTGGTGAAGATGGGCGTGATCGCACCGCAAGGCAGCCAGGCCCGGGCCATCAAAGCTGTGCCCGCCCCGGTGGAGGCGGTGACGCTCACTGTCCACGCTGAGGAGGGAGACCTGGCCCTGACCGTGTCCGTCAAGGCGCTCCAAAGCGTGATCGACGTGCTGACCGGCGCGGCAAATCAAGCAGAGGGCATTATTCAGGATATGACAGAGGGCGATGCGCTGATCCTGCTGCACTGCGCCGACAGCCGGAAGACGGTGATGGCGGCGGCAAAGGCCCGGGGCAAGGCCCTGAGCGAAGCGGGTGAACCCTGATGCCCACCTTTTCCTATGACCCCACCAAGATCATGGACGGCGGCGTGGACCAGATGCGCTTTGAACTGGGAGACACCGTGACCGACATGGGCGGCGTGTCCAGCCCCCTGTGCAACGAGGAATACGAGGCGATCTTGTCAAAGCACGGCGGCAACTGGCGGAGAGCCCGATATGTGTGCCTGAAAGCCATTGTGATGAAGCTGAGCTATGAGGTGAACACCTCTGTGGACGGGCTGTCTTATTCCCTGGACCAGCGCTTTGACCGGTGGAAGAGGCTGCTGGACGAGGAAAAGAAGAAGCTGGCGGCCATGAGCTTCGCTCCCGTAGCGGGCGACCCGGGCAGTCTAAGCCCCCATGGCGGAACGCCCTATTTTTACAACGACATGCAGGCCAACCTACGCAAGTTCGGCCCCGGGAGGTGAGACGTATGTTCCGAGGACTGCTGCGGCCCGGGCAGGGCTTTCGGCCCTATACGGTTTTGCGGCGGAAGGGCAGCACCACAGCCACCGGGCGGCCCGTCGCCCGCGAACTGGTCCCCAAGGGTACATTTCTGGGGATGATCTCCCGGGCCTCTCAGGCGGAACAGGAGCAGTGGAAGCAGCGGGGCCACCCCATCAGCCACACGGTTTTGCAGCGGGGCGTGGAAAACCAGGCCAGGGCCGAAGACGTTCTGGAGTTGAAAAGCCCGGACGGGTCAACGGTCCGCCGCTTTCTGGTCCAGGGCGTCCACGACCCGGCAGAGCTGGGGCACTTCACCAGCTATCAGGTATTGGAGCGTGAGGACCTATGAGGAAATATCCCACCCTTGAACAGGGCATTGCGGACATCACAGATACCATCCAGCGCAAAATGGAGGCGCGGGGCTATCGGGCGGCCAACGAGCTGCGCAGCTCCGCCCTGCGGGTGCTGCGGGGCCAGAGGAGTGGACGGCGCTATAAGGTCCCCGGCACCCACCGGCGGCAGCGGGACAAGGTGGACAGGAAGATGAAGAACGGGCGATATTACACCGCCTCCGCCCCCGGGGAACCCCCGGCGGTGCGGACAGGCGTTTTCCGTATGTCCTGGCAGCCAACGGCGTCCCGGATGCTGTACGGTTCCTGCATCGCCCGTATTGAGAGCAACGCAAAGACGGAGAACGGGCGGTATTTGCTGGGCCAAATTCTGGAGGGCGGGACCGGACGCATGGCCCCCCGGCCCTATCAGGACCGCATTCTGGAGGACGCCCTGCCGAAGATCATGGACATCTACAGCCGCGCTTATTTCAGAGGGGGCAGAAAATGATCGAACAGGCGTTATATGACCACCTGCGGGAGCAGGACGCCCTTCTCCCCTATCTGGCCCGTTATGACGGCGCACCGGCCATTTTCAACCAGAGCGCACCGGCGGACACCGACCCGCTGTGGCGGAACGGGGCACAGTATGGCCGCCTTGTGTTCGCGGTGGATCTGCAAGGGGACCCAGAGCGGGCCATGGGCGGCACCCTGACGGTGGACATTCTCTGCCACGAGGACGAACAGTTCCCCGAGGACATGGAACCAATCGTTCGAGAGCTGGTCCACGGGTGGTTTTTCTCCAGCGGGACATTCACCGCAGCAGCCCAGTGGAAGAATTCCTCCTATTTCACGGAGGAGACCAGCCACGTGACCGGCTGCACGGTGACGTTCGACCTGCTGGCCTTCCCGATACTGACCACTTCCCTCCCCCCTGACGTGATCCGGCGGGTCAACGAGTGGACTGAGGAGCGCTTTAAGGCGCTGTATGTGATCAATGCCCAGGCCCTGCCGGACAGTGCATGGAAACCGAAGGATGGGGACTCCGCGGTGTATTGGCGGCTGGTGAACGACGACTCCGCCGGGTGGATACCAGACACTTTCCAGACCATCTGGAGGACGGCGACCATTCGCTGCCACATCTTTTCGGAGGACCACGCCGCCGCCGGAATGGTGGCCATGGAGATCATCCGGGCCCTCTATGGGGAAAAGCGGATCGGACATGACGGCGAGGCCCCGATCTTGGTGAATCAGAGAAACACCATTGACATGGGGGCGGACCCGCTGCGGACCGGACAGCTGACTGTGGAGGCCACCTATGGCGTGATCGTCTGTGCTGGAAACAGCGGGACGATCCAACACATTTTCTATTGAGAGGAGCGCACGACATGGCAAGCACAAAGGAAAAGGCGGAGGGGCAGCCCCCCACCGAGTGCGTCTATACCGCCGCAGAGCTGGCGGACAACTGCAAAGCATTCGGGACTTATCGTGAGATCGTGGCCGTGGCCCTGCGCCTGGCGGGCAAAGAGACGGCCACTCTTTCGGAGGCCCGGCAGATCATTGACAGATTCAAGAAGAAGGAGGTCAAGTAAATGGCTGTTTTCTACAACGCCGGTGAGACGAAAAAGCGCCCCGGCGTTTATCAGCGGCACAGCAATGTGGGCTTTGATTCCCTGTCTGCCGCCCAGGACGGCATCTGTGCTATCCCCGTAAAGGCCAACTGGGGCCCTGTGGGCAAGGTGCTGAAGAACACGCTGGCGTCTGATCTGGAGAAGAACTACGGCTCCGGCGAGTACGGCACCAATTACACCGTGCCCGCCGCCTCCGCCATGTTCGAGGGCGGGGCCAGCGTGGTCTATACTTATCGCCTGGGTACGGGCGGCACGGCAGCTTCCATCGCCCTGAAGGATACCGCCGACGGCCCTCAGGACGCCGTGGCTATCACGGCCAAGTATCCCGGCAGCCGCGCCTTTACCTGTTCGGTGCGGGCCAAGCTGAGCGACCCCACCGTGAAAGAGGTCCTGATCTATGACGGCACCAAGACCGTGGAGCGCTTTGAGATCGCCGCAGGCGGCGACGAGGCGGCGGCGCTGGTGGCCGCAGCGGAGGCTTCTCAGAGCTTTATCGTGACCCGGCAGGGCGGTTATTCCAGGGCTGGCACCCTGGCGAATGTGAGCAACAGCGCCTTTACCCCCGGCACGAACCCCACCGTGGCCAACGAGGACTATTCTGCCGCCTTTGCGGCCTTGGAGCCCTATTACTACAACACCATTGCCCTGGATGTGGATGACGACAGCAACATGACCCTTTCCCTGCTGCTCCAGAGCTATCTGGACAGCGCCTATCAGATGGGCAAGCTGGGCGTCGCCGTGGTGGGTGAAAAGGCCACGGTTCCCTTTGAGACCCGGTGCGTCCACGCCAAAGCATACAATGACGCCAAGGTGGTATATCTGGGCGGCGGCTGGGATACAGTGTCCGGCAAGCGGGACGGCGTGATGGCAATCTGCTACACCGCCGGTCTGATTGCGTCCACCCCCACCACCCAGGGCATCACCCACACCGTTGTTAAGGGTGCGACTGACGTGCTGGAGGCCCTGACCTATGCCCAGTATGAGCAGGCCATTGACAGCGGTATGCTGATGGTCTCCCTCTCCCCCGACGGCAGCGTGTGGTATGACACGGGCATCAACACCCTGACGGCCCCGGACTCTGACACCCAGGACGCCGGATGGAAGAAAATCCGCCGGGTGAAGACCCGCTTTGAGCTGATCGACAGACTGGACCGGGAGCTGGGCCCCAAGGTGGGCAAGGTCTCCTGCGATTCTGACGGCGTGGCCGACATCATCCAGACCGGTCAGCGGGTGTTGGACGCCATGGCAAACGAAGGGAAGCTGCTGTCCGGCGCGACCTTCACAGAGGACAGTTCCAACCCCCACGGCGGTGACTCCGCCTGGTTTGTCATCCAGGCCGACGACATCGACTCCCTGGAGAAAATCTACCTGCTGTATCAGTTCCGGTACAGCCAGAACACTTAAATGGAGGTGTGACAGATGAACAACACCCTGAACACCACGGAGCTGATGACCGGCAAGGATGGCCGCCTGTTCGTGGAATTTGGCGGGAAGAACGTGTTTCTGGCCGAGATCAACACCTATTCCGTGGTGATGAACGTCAACACGGCGGAGAAGCAGCCCGTTGGCTCTATCCTGGTTCACCGAATCCCCACCGGTGTGACCTTTGACCTGACCTTTACGGAGATGGTCATCCGGGACGACCTGATCATGGAGCCCCTGCTGGAGGCCATTCAGAACGGCCAGCTGCCAGTCTATAACTTCCAGGGCGCGGCCAACAAGCCCGACGGCCAGGAGCAGCGGTTGGCGTTTAACAACGCGGTGCCCAACGGCTCCTTCGGGCTCCAGAGCCTGACCCCCGGCGAGGTGATCGAGCGGGAACAGAGCTGGGCCCTGAACGCCATTCCCAAGTTTATCAGCTCCCTGGCGTCCACTTATCTGAAAAACTGACCACCTGGGGCCCGGAAGACCGGGCCCCTTCCCCGAAAGCAAAGGAGGAAATGAACCATGGCAAATCCCGAAACCGAGAAGAGTATCACCGGGCTGGACCAGGCAACCAACCGGAAAGAGGCGGAGTATGACTTGGTAAAAAGTCTGCTGGAGGCGGCGGAGTTTAAGACCGCCGACGAGAATATCACAGAGGTGGAGATCAAGCGCGGCGGGAAATTCTATTTCGCCGTTCGCGTCCACCCCATCAGCGACGAGGATATCCGTTTCGCCCGCAAGAAAGCCACCGTTTTTATGCCGAACCCGGAGAACAAGAAGCTGCCTCCCGTTGAAAAGGACTTTATCTCCACAAAGTTCAAGAGCTGGGTGGTCTACCTTGCCACGACAGAGGAGGACCAGGAGAAGATTTGGGGAAACGCCTCTGTCCTGAAGAAGTTTGAGCTTCAGGAGCGCTGGGAATCCGTCGGCACTCTGCTGACCGCCGGAGAGAAGACAAAGCTCTTTAATCTGGTCCTGAAGATCAGCGGCCTGGACGACGAGGAATACGGCGACGAGGAGACCTTTCAGCAGGGCGCTGATTGAGGAGAGCGACCTGGGCTATTGCCTTCACGTGCTGCTGCAAAACCAGGGCATTCTGCCTGGGATCATCATTGGAACACGGACACAAAATGAGCCTGTAACGGTGGGAGAACGGGCCTTTATTATCGCCAGCACGAAAAAGGCACTGGAGGACGGCTATATCCCGGTGAAAGTACAGAATTTTGTATCGAAGAAAAAAGAGAGGGCATAGCGCCCCCTCTTTTTTCTTATGTCCAGTGCAACCCGCCTTTTGGCCGCCCCGTTTTATACTGGAACAAAAGATGAAGTCCAAGAGAGGTGAACGCTATGGCGGAGCGAGTGACGATTGAAGTTGAGGCGCGATTTGTGGACAACCTGTCCGGCGTGGCCAAGCAGGCCAGCACTGAGGTCAAGGAGCTTGGAGACAGCGCGGAGAAGTCGCAAAAGAAGGTGGACAATCTTTCCGGCCAGGCCGAACAAACCAGCTCCGCAGTAAAAGACCTTGGGGACAGCGCAGAAAAGGCACAAAAGAAAGTAGACGCCCTGGGGAAAAAGAAAGCCAAGCCCACCGTTGACGCAGATGACAGCGGCTTTGTCAAGAAATTTCTAAATGCGGAACGAAAGATCAGAAAGCTGGCTGGAAAGTCCGTGACCACCACACTGAAGGTGATGGACAAGGGTGTTGATGTGGTCAACAAGGTTGAAAACAGCCTGAAAAAAGTTGCGGGGAAAACGTGGTCCACCGCCGTGAGGATCAAAGACTATGCCACAGCGCCGCTGCGAAAGGTGAAGGACATGCTGTTCTCCATCAAGAGCCTGGTTCTGGCGATCACCGCCGGTCTGGCCGCCAAAAAGCTGGTGATGGACCCTGTCAGCCTTGCGGACAGCTATTCCTCTGCAAAAATCGGATTCTCCACCCTGCTGGGCGATTCTCAGGGGCAGGCGATGATGGACGACCTGGACACCTTTGCAAAGGCGACACCATTTAAGACGAGCGAGGTCATCGCAAACACGCAGAAGATGATCGCCATGGGCTGGGAAGCGAAGGACATCATCAAGGACATGGAGACCATCGGTGACGCAGCGGCGGCCACCGGCAAGGGCGACGAGGGGCTGAACCGGATCATTCTGGCCCTATCACAGATCAAGTCGAAGGGCAAGCTGTCCACCGAGGAGCTGAACCAGTTGGCCGAGGCGGGCATCTCCGCCAAGCGGTATCTGGCCGAGGGGCTGGGCTATGGCAGCGGAGACAGCGGCATTGCGGCACTGTCTAAGGACCTGGAGCAGGGCAAGATCGGCTCTGAACGGGCCATTCAGGCGATCATGGCCGGGATGAAGGAATACAAGGGCATGATGGACAAGACGGCCAATGAGACCGCGAAGGGTCTTTGGGGGCAGATCGAAGATACCTTTGAGATCAACATCTTCCGCCGGTGGGGCCAGGGGCTCCAGGACGGAGCAAAGCGCGGACTGGGCACCGTTGTAGGGCTTTTGGACAAGGCGGATACATCGCTCTCTAAGTTTGGCAACACCGTTTATGACATAGGCGAGGCTTTTTCGAGTTGGGCGGCAGACAAGCTGGAAAACACCATAAAGCGAATCGGAGATATCACAGATTCCTTTGAGTTCCAGAACGCGGACTTAGGCGGAAAGCTGAAGCTGCTGTGGAAGAGCGCTGTGGCGGACCCGTTTGCAGAATGGTGGTCGGACGAGGAAAGCGTGCAGAAAGCCACGGAATTGGGTGAAAGTTTCGCCAAAAGCCTGACACAAGGCATTCTTACCGTGCTCGGCATTACGGATATCTTTGCAGACGTGGGCGATGACAGTGGAAGCAAGGGCTATAACGTCGCCCAGGGCTTTGCGCGTGGATTTGTGGACGGCTTTGACGTGTCGGCCATTACGGGCAAGATCGTGGAGGCCATCGGAAACGTGTGGGGGGCACTGCCCTTTTGGGCGAAGGTCCTTGTAGGGGGACATGTGGCAGGAAAGGTCATGGGCGGTATCTCAAATTTCGCCAAAGGCACCGCCTCTTTCATCGGGAAAACCGGCGTGAGAGGGGCCGGTAACGTGATAACGGGCGCTTCTGGCCTTTTGGGCACCATGTCCAGTACGGGGTATGCCCTGCTGGGCGGGGCCTCGTCTGCTACCCCGGCCATAGCGGCGTTGGCAGGCGGAGCGGGTATTGCAGGCGGCGTGGTCGGCGGGATCGCGGTTGGAAAGGGTGTGTATGACCTCTACGGCTCCTATAAAGCATATAAAGCCGGAAATACGACAGAAGCCGAGGCGAAGAAAGCCAGCGGCGGCAATGCACTGGCGGGCGTTACGGTTGGCGCTGGGCTCGGCGCTTTGGTCGGCGGACCGCTGGGGGCCTTGATCGGGGCTGGCGTCGGCGGCGCAGCCGGTATTTTGATTGGCACCGCACGGGCGAGAATCATCAGGAAAGAAGCCGCAGAAGCGAAATATGAGACCGAGGAAATGCAGAAGGTCATGGCAGACACCAACGCCACCGCCGAAGAGATGGCGCAGACGATGGATAAGGCCGTGTGGGACAACCTGAAGGACCACTTTGGGGATATCGAACTTTCCATGAGCGAGATCAAGCGCATTGCGGAGCAGATCACCATGGGGGGCGCCGCCGCCGGAATGGACCAGTTTAAGACAGCCACCCAGCAGGCGGAGGCAAGCCTCTCCTCCCTACAGAGCGCCAGCGAAACGGTGAACCGCTGGATGTGGAAAGCGGGCCTGGGCGTGAAATTCAGCGAGGACGAGCAGGAATCCATCAAAAAGGCGTTTGACGACTACATCTCTTCCGCCAAAAGCTATGTGGAAAACAAGCACTATGAGTTCACTGCGGCGGTTCGTCTATTGGTCAACATAGAAAGCGGGGCTGGGAAGGACGTCCTGCGCTCTGGCGACGCTTATTATTCCAAAATCCAGGAAAAGCTGAACGACCTGGGCGCGGAGCTGGACGGCAAGGTCAAAATCGCGTTGCAGGACGGCATTATTACCCTGGACGAGGAGAAGGAGGTCACGAACCTTCAAAACCAAATCGCAGAGATCACGAACCGGCTTGCCAACGCGGAGGCGGACGCCAAGCTGGAGACCATCAAGATCAAGTTCGGCGGAGAGGGGAACATCACCCTGGAATCCTTTCAGAACTTGCAGTCTCAGCTTCAGACGACCCTGGAAGAGCAGATATCCAACTATGACACGGCCCTGACCGCCAGCATTACCAGCTTGAATTTGCAGCTGGACGACGGCGTGATCAGCAAAGACGAGTATGACGCGCAGCTTCAGGCCCTGATGGACGGCTATGAGGCCAAGGTGGACGGTATGAAGGTAAAAGCGACAAACCTTCAGCTGGACATTTTGGGCAGTTCCTATCGGGATATTTTGGGGGACGATGGCCTTTCGGACCTTCAACACGCCCTTCAGAACGCCATTGACACCGGAATAGACCCCATCCAGTGGAGCGACGAGAAGGTGGCTCGGCTGCTGGGCGTGGAGCAGTTGGGGCCTGAGACAGCGGAAACGCTGCGGCGGGCTCTTCAGGCCGTTCTTGACGCCGGTGTGCCAGACCGGGTGGAAAAGACCATCAGTCTTGACATCACCGGAGCGCCGAAAATCGAGAAAAAGGTGGACATCAGCGCATATGACTTTGGTATTCCCGACTCGATATCCAAAATCGTGAAAATCAAGCTGGACAGGGTCGTGACCGCCAGCGGGAGTCTCCAGACTGGCCGCACATCCAGTTCGTCGCAAATTATGGGCGGAAAGGCCAGGGGCGGCATCATCGGCGGCCCGGCGGAAGGTTTCGCCATGGGCGGGCGGCCGGCGGACGGAATGCTGAGGGGCAGCACCCGGTTTATCCGTGTCAACGAGGAAGCCCCGGAAATGATCATTCCCCTTAGCTCTCAGCGGCGGGAGCGTGCCCTGAAACTGTGGGCAAAGACGGGGAAGCTGCTGGACGTGCCCGGCTTTGCCCGGGGCGGCAGCACCGGGAACCGGGACGAGGGGATCAGATTTCAGCAGTTCGGCGGGGACACGCCGGAGCGTGGGGGCCAGAGCGTTCAGGTGGACGTGGGCGGCGTGAACGTCACGATCCAGGTGGACGCTAACGCCAGCGGCAGCGTTCTGGAGGCGATCCAGGCCCAGGCCGGGGAAATTGCCGAGGCGGTGGCCGGCGTTATGGTCGATGCCATGACGGCACAGTTTGAAAACACACCCCTGAGAGGAGGAGCCTGATGCAGGTCGATATTTACATCAGCGAACGCAGCGGCAGCCGGGAGATACGCATTCCCTGGCTGCCGGAGACCATCCAATATGGCATTGGCGAGGCGATCTTCGCTTCCTATGACATCATGAGCAAGGGCACCGTGTCCATCCCCACGGGCAGTGAGCTGGGGGAATACTCCTGGGAGGGCACATTCCCCGGGGAGTTCCAGCAGAACAGCGAAATGCAGCGGGGGGCCTGGCGGGCCCCGAAAGAATACCAGGACATCTTCAACGACTGGAAGGACCAGGGGACCCCTCTGCGGCTGATGGTGACGGGCTATCCCATCAACAAAGATGTGCATCTGCAAAAATTCACAGCGGAGGCCGCCGGTGCTTTCGGCGGACTGGATTATGAGGTCGCATTCATTGAGGACCGGGACATCACCATATCCAGCAGCGCCCAGGCCAGCACACAGACCCCCAAACGTGCGGAGACCCAAAGCGGCGCCACCTCTTACATCGTGAAGAAGGGGGACACACTGTGGACCATCGCCCAGCGTTTTTATGGGACGGGGACCAAGTGGCAGGCGCTGTATCAGGCCAACAAGGATATCATTGAATCCACGGCAAAAAAGCAGTGGAAAGCGGCGGGGAAAAACCGGGACAGTCAGAACGGCCACTGGATATTCCCTGGAACAAAAATCTCGATCCCGAGGTGAATGGCATGAAAGCCAGCAAGGACGACCCCATTTACACGACCTATCTCATCTCCGGCGGCGTGAAGTATCACCTCTCCCCCGCTGTGGCGGAATTGGAGCTGTCCGACCAGAAAAAGGAGCTTGCCAAACGGGCTACCGTTACTCTGGTCAACACCACAGTCAGCGGAAGGTGGCTCAGTTCTCTTGTCAAGGTACGGGACCGCATTTTTATCTATGCGGACGACGGGGAGCGAAATGAGGAGGTCTTTCGAGGCTGGGTGTGGACCCGAAGCTATAAGTCCGCACTGAAGGACCGGGAGCTGACGCTGAAATGCTATGACAACCTGGTCTATTTTCAGGAGTCGGAGGAATCGGCGTATTTCTCCCCGGGAAAGGCCACAAAGGACGTGCTCTCCTCCCTCTGTGCCAAATGGGGGGTGAAGCTGGACTATACCTATGCCTCCATCACCCACGCCAAGCTGGTACTGCGGGGAAAGCTCTCTGACATTTTCACGGAGGACATTCTGGACCTGGTGCAGGACCGGACCGGGAAGAAGTATGTCATTTTGAGCGAACAGGACGCGATGGTGGTGAAAGAGGCCGGGACAAACAGCACGGTATACGCCATTAAAGCGGGGGAAAACGCCATTTCCACCGGGACGAAATGCACCATGGACGACCTGGTCACAAAGGTGGTCATCCTGGGTAAGGCCGACGACAACGAACGGAGGCCGGTGGAGGCCACGGTGAGCGGGGACACGGGGGCCTATGGCACCCTGCAAAAGCTCATCAACCGCAGCACGAACACGACCTTAGCCGACGCGAAAAAAGAGGCACAGAGCCTTTTGGCGGAGAACGGCAGCCCCACATGGGAGTATGACGTGAAGGCCGTTGACATCCCCTGGATCAGGAAGGGCGACAAGGTACTGATAAACGCCGGAGACATTGCCAACGCCACCCTGATCGTGGCCGGGGTGGAGCGAAGTATCTCGAACAAGAGCAAGGAAATGACGCTGACCCTGGAGCGGCCATGAAAAGGAGTTTTGACCATGAGCAGCAACATTCAGCGGTTGGGAGCCGCTTTGTCTGACCGCATGAAGCGGACGGCAGGGGCCGCAGTGCCCACCTGTTTGGAGCTGGGAGCAATCACCGCCAACCTATCCCTGGTCACGGATGGGCTGCGGGTGCCTATCCCCCGGGGGGAATATCTGGTGAACATCACCCTGGCCAGTGAGACCTACCGGACCAGTGCAGACACCCACAGCCATTCTGGCGGGGAGCACACCCACAGCGGCGGCACCCACGCCCAGTATACCGGTTCTGGCGAACACACCCATGACGGGGGCACGCACATCCACTCCGGCGGAGAACATACCCATCGACTGCCTGAGAACTTTGCGGCCTTGAAAGCCGGGGACCGGGTGCTGGTGGCATGGTGCGGGAGTGAGCCGGTGGTGGTCGCGGCGGTCACAGCCAGTTAGGAGGAAAAACGATGGCAGATAATCTGTTCCCGGAAGGGTATGAGACAGAGATCATAGAGGACCAGGACCGCACGGGGCGGTCTGCGGTGGGGTATCAGAACGGGATCGCGTTTGACGACAGGACCGGCGACTTTAAGCGGGACGGGCGAAACACGATTTTGGACGCCACAGGCGTGGAAAGCTGGAAAAATTGGTGTGTGAACTGCATCCAGACGGAGCGGTATAAGCACCTGGCCTATTCCACGGATTTCGGCATTGACCTGGACGCGGCGCTCCGCGCAGAGAGCCGAGAGGCCGCTGAGAGCATCCTGACCCGGGAGATCACGGAGGCCGTCGCAGCGGACCCGTATGGCCGGTGCGCCTATATTGAATCGCTGGCGTTCGACTGGACCGCGCCGGACGCCATCCGGGTGGACACTGTGCTCCACGGGATCGACGACGTGACCATCGACCTGACGGCGTACATCACAAAGGGGGACGCTTAAATGGCTGAATTCACACTTCCTGCTTTTTTACGAAAGCACAGCACCGACGACATACACGAAAAGATGCGGGCCATTCTGCCGCCTGACCTGGACATGAGCGAGGGCGGCCACGCCTGGAACATGACCCGGCCCACCGCCCTGGTGGTTGCGGAGCTGTGCGAGTTCGTGCTGCCGGAGGTGATCAAGCTGATCTTCCCGGAGTGGTCCTATGGCGAATTTCTGGACGGCCATGCCAAAGCCAGAGGCATCACCCGGAGACCGGCGACCTATGCAGACGGCGAGATCACCATCACCGGAACGGAGAAAACAGAGATACCGGCAGGCAGTCTGTTTTCCACCGCCGCGATCAACGACGAGCCCTCTGTGGACTATGAGACACTGGAGACTGTGGTCATCCCAAGCGGCGGCAGTGTGACGGCGGCGGTGCGCTGCACTCAGGCCGGAATCATTGGCAACGCGACAGCGGGGGCCATTGAGATCGTATCCAGCCGCCTGACCGGGATAACCGGAGTAATAAACACCGTGGGCATCACCGGCGGCACGGAGGAAGAGAGCGACGAGAGCCTGATCGAACGCATCGCGGAGTATGACAAGAGCCAGGGAGATTCTTACACCGGGACTCCCTCCGATTATAAGCGGTGGGCAAAGAGCGCCGCCGGTGTCGGAGACGCCACGGTGATCTCTGCCCAGGACGACAGCGGCCTGGTGACCATCATCCTCACGGACAGCAACGGAGACCCTGCAACCGAACTTCTCTGCACGACGGTATACAATTACATCATGAGACCGGACGCACCAGAGGAGCGGCTGGCCCCCATCAATGCCTTTTTGAAGGTCACACCGCCGATGACGCTTGCAATCGGCGTTCAGGCCACGGTGGAACTGGAGGACGACGCCACCATTGAGAGCGTAAAGGCAGACTTTTTGGCGCAGATCGTCCTCTATCTGCCTGTGGCTCTGAGCGAAGGTGAGGTCAAGTATACCCGCGTCGGGGCGATTTTGTCGGCCATCGACGGGGTGAACGACTTTAAGAACCTGAAGCTGGGGGTGACTGGGACGGCATACGGGACTGGGAACATTGCCATCACTACCAATCAGCTGCCAGTCATGGACAAAGAGGACTGCACCCTGATAGCCGGGACCGTGTAAAGGAAGGAGCGCCATGAACCACCAAACCGAATTGATGCGCTCGATCCTGAAAAACCAAAAAGCCCAGGAGATCATCGACTACGTCTCCCCCATCTATGGCAACAGCTATGTGGGGCTGTGGATCTATGAGGCCATCGGCATCGTTTTGGGCGAAGTGTGTGATATTTCTGACGAGCTGCGTTATGAGACCAATCCAGCAGCGGCCAAGCTGCTGCTGGATATGTGGGAGGATCACTATGGGCTGAAACGGGATAGCCGCCTGACCAGTGAACAGCGGCAATTACGGCTGGTGGCAAAGACACAGAGCCGTGGGCCATGCAATCCCGCCCGGCTAGCTGCTGCGGTATCCGCCGCTCTGGGCGGCGTCCCCGTAGACATCCAGGAGCGGACCGGCAAGAACACTTTCTTGGTGAACATTCGGGAGGTAGTGCCTTCCATCGTCCCGGCGGTGGCCGTTTTGGAGCGGATGAAGCCCGCCCATCTGATCTATCAGATCAGAGTTTGCACACAGACCATTTCGGATGTGGACATCCGCGTGGCGGTGGCGATCACGCAGAGCGAACAGTACAGCGTGGAGGTGTTTCAATAAATGAACATATGGGCAAACGCCGTGATCACCAACGACGGGATCGCACTGCTGGCGAAGCTGGTGGAGGGCAGTACGCTGACCATCAAGAGGGCGCAAACGGGCACTGGCTTTGTGGCCCCCGGTCTGCTGAGCAAGCAGACAGAAATCGTCGGCCCCAGGCAGGAGTTGGAGTTCCGGCCTGTCAGTTACCCAGAGACCGGAAAATGCGCCCTTCCCTGCTATCTGACCAACAAAGGCCTTGCCAGCGGGTACACAGCCACGCAGGTCGGCATTTTTGCTGAGGACCCAGATGTAGGTGAGATATTATTTTTCATCGCCCAGGCAGAGAGCGGCACGGGAACGCCCGTGCCATCGGACACAGAAATGCCGGGATACAATGCGGAATGGACCTTTTACTTTCAGTGTGGGCAAGCAGAGCAAGTCACCGTGTTCGTCGATCCCGCCAACACAGTAAGCCGGAGGGACCTGGAGCGGTATCTGGCGGAAAACGGCGGGGTGCGGTCCTCTCCCCTGACTATCCCCGCCGATGGATGGACGGAGACTGGAGAAGAACCGTACAAATATACCCTGGACGTTTCCCAAGAGGACGCAAAGGCGACCCACATTCCCATGGTCTCCATTCACAAGGACAGTCTGGCGATTGCCGGGGCGGCGGGGATGTGCTCCAGCGCGGAGACGGTGGATGGGGCGGTGCGGTTCTGGGCGCGGAAGGTCCCGGAAAGCGACCTGTCCGCCACGCTGGTGCTGCTGACGCCGGGCACCGGGGAGTTGGGGGCTGCCGGGGGCGGGAGCGCCTATGTGCTGCCCGTGGCAAGCGCCGATACCCTGGGCGGCGTGAAGATCGGCAAGGGAATCTCCATTACAGAGGACGGCACCATTTCCGTGTCCGGCGGCGGCGATGGCTGAGAAGCGGGCGCAGCTGGTCACGCTGGGCACCCTGGAGCAGGGCTTGCTCAGAATGAAACGGGAGTATCTGGCTGCCATCGCGGGGGCCGGGTACGCCAGCTTCCGCAAGGCGGAGGCCGTCCCCAACTCGGACGAGGCGAAAGCGGACGTGCTCTATCTGGTGCAGGATAAAGCGTCCGGCCTTTACGGCATCTGGGCCTTGATAGACGGGGCCATGGTGCAGGTGGGCAGCACGGCGGTGGACCTAGACGGCTATGTCACCAGGGAGGAACTGGACGAGACCGTGCAGGCCGCCGTGAAGCAGGTCCCGACAGAGGGCCTGGTGGCCACCGACGATGAGGTGGACGAGGTGATGGCCGAGATATTCGGCGGGACCGGAGAAGACGGGACAGTTGCCACGGATGAAGAGGTGGCGGAGGTGTTCCGGGAGATTTTCGGACATTAAGTGTTTTCCGCCGCTGTGCGGCGTTAAACAAATATAATCTACATTTTTAGAAGGAAAAAACTATGGCTTATGATGAGAAGAAGCTGGTAAAGCTCGGTGCGCTGAAGGAGATGGGCCAGCGCCTGAAGACCGACATTGACGCTGCTGCCGCCCTGGCGGCCAGCGCGTTCCACAGCGCGAAGGTGGAGGGTAACACCGTCTCTCTGTACACCAGCACTGACAAGAGCGGCAACGCCGCCTTTACCTTCGACTTCCCCACTGAGATGTTCCTGGACCAGACCAAGACTGAGTTCGTGGGCAAGTTCAAGTGGGCGGATGCCACCTATCCCGGCTCCACCGACCCCAAGCTGGATGGCAAGCCCGTGATGGTCCTGGCGGTGAAGGGTGAGAACCCCGACAGCTGCACCTACAGCTTCCTGAACATGGCCGCTCTGGTGGATACCTACACCGCTAAGACCCAGGGCAAGGACGCCAGCACCACCATCGAGATCAGCGGCTATGAGGTGGAGGTGAAGGTCAACATCTCCAAGGAGGCCGACAACATCCTGGAGCTGAAGGACGACGGCCTGTATGTGCCCAAGCCCAAGGAGACCGACATCTCCGGCAAGGCCGACAAGGTGGCCGGTGCCACTGAGGGCAACTTCGCCGCCCTGGACGCCAACGGCAACCTGACCGATTCCGGTAAGAAGTCCGCTGACTTTGTGGCTACCACCGATATCGCCAGCGACGCCGAGGTGGCCGAGGTGATGAAGGAAGTCTTTGGCGAGTAATTTCCCCGGCGGCGGGTGGGGCCTATCCTGCCCGCCGCCCCCCGGAAAGGAGAAAAGCGCATGGGAAAGAAATTGACGGCGCTGGACCAGCTGAAGACCAGCATGGCCCGGGCGAAGGGCTGGGCCAGCAATCAGGTGGCCCAGGTGGCCCAGGCCGCCGCCGAGGCCATGGAGGAAATGGACGGCGTGAAGGCCGATAAGTCCGAAGGCGTGGCCGTGGTGATTCCCACCACCGGCTGGAGCCAGGACAGCGGGGCCTACCCCTATTATTACGATATCCCTGCCGAGGGCGTGACGGCCAAAGACCGGGCCGACCTGGCCCTGGCCCCGGCCAGTATTCAGGCTGCCGTCGCCTGCGGCATGTGCCCCGCCACCGAGACCCTGGCGGGCGCGATCCGGGTGCGGGCCGCTAAGACCCCGGAGGCGGAGATGAGCGGGGAGTATTGGGTCATGAAAGGAAAGGGGTGAAAAAGCATGGGAAAAGGATTTGTAAACGTGTCCGGCGGGGGCGGAAGTGAGGAGAAGCTGACGGCCCACCTGGGGGACAAGAACAACCCCCATGGGGTGACGGCGGAGCAGGTGGGGGCAGCCAAAGCCGACCATACGCATACTGCGGCGCAAGTTGGGGCGAGACCGAACACCTGGACACCGAAGCTGGCCGACGTGGCCTTTCTGGGAAACCAGCCGATTTCGGCGGTGGCGAATGATACGACTGCAAACTGGGCAAATCTCGGCTCCGGCTACGCCTGGTATGGCACTTGTGGGCTGCTGAACGACCAGCCCGCCCAGTATGGCTTCCTGCTGAATTACGTCGATGACTCGGACGTGTTCCAGATTTGGAACACACAGAGCAATGGCCCGATGTACACCAGAAGCGGAAATGCCAGCGGATGGGGCAGGAGCTGGACGAAGCTTATCGACTCAACCAACATCGGTAGCCAGACGGTGAATAAGGCGAAGTATGCCAGCATTACCGCCCCCGGCACGGCCAGCCTGAAAAACATCAAGGCCGGGACCAGCGATTTGACAGCCGGGAGCTCTTCGCTGACGACGGGGGATATCTATCTGGTGTATGAGTGAGGGGTGAGAGCATGGCAAAAGCAGCGTATATCGGGATTCCAACAGCACTTCCCGTTTACAAGGAAGAAACGAAAACCATTGCGATCACGGCAGCGAACGTTGCGCAGTATTTCACGGTAACGAACGGCTCCTATTATTTTGCTGGTTCTGGCAATGTGTTCACCAGCAACAACGGGGGTGTGAATAGTTCTGAGGCCACAACGACGCTGACGGCGAAGGTAGATATAAGTTCCCTAGCCTTCCGCTATTCGTACTCCAGTGAACAGAAGTACGACAAATTCACACTGACTGTTGGCGGGACGACTGTAGAATCTGCGGTTTCCGGGGCCACGACAACGAAGAGTTATTCCGGGTCGCTGAAAGCCGGTCAGAGTATCGTCCTGACGTATGCAAAAGATATTTCTCAGAGCAATAATGACGACAAATGCACCATCTCGAATATCTCCATCACGGCCAAAGTCAGAACGCAGACGGGGACTGAAACGAAACCTGTAGCCCGAAAAGTAAAACGGCAGCACATGGGCGTGAACGGCGTGGCACGAAAGGTGAAGAGGGGGCTTGTCGGCGTGAATGGCGTAGCACGGCAGTTCTTCGCCGCCGTGCCCACCTGGAAGAAGTATAAGACCAACGTGGCGTATACGCTGGCCGTAGAAAAAACCGTAAATACAGATGCAGAAAAATGCTCTGGATTCCATATTCACAGAGAATATGGAGCATGGCCGTATTTTCAGCGCATTGTGAGCGGCAAAGGAAACCCAGCTAATTTTGTATCGTTGAATCAGTCCACTGGAAAGGTAAAGTGGACGAATAATGGCGCATTTAGAGCGTGGAGTGAAAGCAGCGGCGGTTGGTCTCCAAGCGTAATAGAACAGGGGTCGGCCATCGATCAGGATTATAACTCGGTTTTGTTTTTCCATGGTTATGGAGAAACAGGAAGGCCGAAGTATAACCCGCAAAGATATACTGTTCACGGACGTTACATGCACGATGATGATGATGTTCAGACTTGCGAAATCGCTCTTGCATGGGCATCTTGTAATCCTGATTATGAATGCAATGAACTTTGGGCCACTGTTTTGTATTATACGACCCCAAAGCTCACGCTGTACCACTTTTACCCCAAAGCGTCCTATTCCCGTGGCGACTACATCGGCGAAGTGACCTCGGAATCCGAGGGGGCCTATCCCACCAACGGGCGGCACACAGACGGATATTGGTATGTCCGTCAATGATAAGGAGGAAACGAATGAAGATCAAACTGAGCAACGGAAAGGAGCTGGAGCCCCTGATGGCGACGGGCGGCCAGCAGTATGTCCAGGGCCAGAGCCGGGACACCCTGAGTTTTGTGTTCGATGGCGGCACCGACATGGCCGAGCTGGACCAGGCGTTCCGGGCCGAAAACTGCGGTGACATCATCCTAACCGACGACCAGGGCGGCGAGTATCTGCACCACGGCTATGCCATCCGCCACGAGCTGAAGAAGGCCAGCGTGGAGAGCAAGCCCGCCACCACCGAGAGCGAGGCCGAATATGTGATGCGTGTGACCGTGAGCATGGCCCAGCGGACCTATGCCGAGGAGCAGATGGACAGCCTGCGTGATACCGTGGATACGCTGGTGCTGGACGCCCTGGGAGGTGAGGAATAATGTACGAGACTATCAAGCGGCTGTATGCCAAGACCGGTAATGCTGACGTGGTGAGCCGCGCCGTGAAGAAGGGCTGGATCACCGAGGATGAGGGCAAGCGGATCGTGGGGGAGTGATGAGATGAGCGGAGGAATCATCCTCACGATCCTGGGCCTGTGTCTGGGTTCTTCTGGCGTTTCGGGCCTTGTCGTGGCGTGTTTGCAGCGCCACTGGGCAAAGCGGGACAAGCAGGAGCAGCAGAGAGATCAGAAGGACGATAAGCTATACGCCATCGTGGCCGCCATTAAGGTGCTGACGCTGGACAGAGTAAAACATCTGGCCAAATGCCATATCAAGGACGGTTACATTGACTTGGGCGATAAGGAAACCCTCCAGGATATGCACCGGGCCTATAAGGCCCTGGGGGGCAACGGGCATCTGGACACCGCCATGGCGGCGGTGGAAAAATTGCCCATTCACAACGCGGACTGAAAGGGGGTGAGAAGCATGGAGAACATCGGAAACATCGGCATCGCCAGCGTGGCGGCCATTACGGTCATCTGCTATCTGGTTGGGCTGATCGTCAAGGCTGTGCCCAACATGGCGGATAAGTACATCCCCATCTGCTGCGGCGTGGCCGGGGCTGTGCTGGGGCTGGCTGGGCTGTACCTGGGCCTGCCGGATTTTCCGGCGGCGGACCCCGTTACCGCGCTGGCAGTCGGCATTGTTAGCGGCCTTGCGGCCACCGGAATCAACCAAATGGCGAAGCAGTTGAGTAAGTAACACACGGGAAACGCACGAAAAACACACGGATGCGCGAAAAATGCGCAGGAAGGAGAACTGTATGAACACCAACATTCTGCACGATATCTACACCATCAATCACCAGTCCGAGGGCGAGGACCTGACCGTTTCTCTGGCCAAGTTCCAGGCCGCTAACCCTGGCGCTGTGAGCCACGAGGAGGCCAAGGCCATGCGGGAGTTTATCGGCAAGCACGGCAGGGCCCTGGCGGTGGCTTTCCACAAGGGCAAGGCCACTTTCCAGGCCGTGGTCGAGGTCCTGGAGGCCGAGGACAAGGAGGCCCAGGAGGCCGCCAAGTGAGGCTGTACACCCAGCTCCTCACCCACAACAGCTGTTACATCAAGGGGGAGCATATCCGGCCCCGTGGGGTGATGGTACACTCCACGGGGTGCAATAACCCTTATCTGCGGCGGTATGTCTCCCCTGGGGACGAACGGATCGGAGATCCGCTGTCCACCAACTGGAACCAGAGCGGCGTCGGCGCCTGCGCCCATGCCTTTATCGGGCGGTTGGCGGACGGGAGCATTGCGGCCTACCAGACCTTGCCCTGGACCATGCGGGGCTGGCACTGCGGGGGTGACGGCAATAACACCCATATCTCTTTTGAGATTTGCGAGGACAAGCTGGCTGACAAGAGCTATTTCCAGGCCACCTATCAGGCTGCCGTGGAGCTGACGGCCTACCTGTGCAAGAGGTTCGGGCTGAATCCCCTGGCCGACGGCGTGGTGCTGTGCCACGCGGAGGGCCACAGGCAGGGCATCGCGTCCAACCATGCCGATGTGCTCCACTGGTGGGGCCGGTATGGGGTCAGCATGGATAACTTCCGCCGGGATGTGGCGGAGAAGATGAAGGGAGGCGAACACGATTTGACAGAGCAGCAGGTGCGGGCCATCGTCCGGGAGGAGCTGGCCGCCGCCCAGGCGGCGCGGGACAAGCTGCCCGCCAGCGACTGGGCGGCAGAGAAGCTGAAACAGGCCAAAGCCGCCGGCATCACCGACGGCACCAGGCCCCGGGGGTTTGCTACCCGGGAAGAGGTGGCCTTGATGGTGGCCGCCGGGAAAAAGTAAACTGAATGGGACGGGAAAACGCCGATCTTAGCACGGGGCTGGAGCGGCTGAAAGATGGGCCAAAACTAACGATTCTCTAACAAAAACCGCAAAAGCATTGGGAGCCAGTCATTCTGGACTGAATGGCATTCAAGAGGTCAGCGGTTCGATCCCGCTTATCTCCACCAACGAAAACCTGCAATCCATTGGGATTGCAGGTTTTCTTCTTGTTTGCGGACAAACGAAAATTTTGAGAAATGGCGGGAAATTGGGAGTAGTTAGGGAGAATTACTAACACATTTACTAACATGGTTCAAGACCGTCAGAGGGCATCGGTGATGCGGCGGAGGTCGGCCAGATTTACGTCCTGGTAATGCCGGAGCATGGCGGTGGAGGTGTGGCCCATGAGCTCCAGCTTGTCCTTGTCCGGGGCCTCCACCCGCTTGAGCAGCGTGGCGAAGGTGTGGCGGCAGCTGTGGGGCGTGTAGGTGTGGCGCTGGACCCCGTTTATCTCTATGATGGGGTTATCTATCCCGGCGGCGGTGAGGGCGGCGTAGAAGGCCGCCCGGTAGTCCTTTGGGGGGATGGGCCGTCCGTCCCGGCGGGCGAACACGGGGCCGCTGGTGCGGCTGCCCACGGCGGCATCCACAAGGGGCTGGATCTTTGGGGCCACGGTGACGGTCCGGTCTGTGCCTGCGTCGGTTTTGGAGCCGCCGGTAAAGGCTCGCTCGGCCCGGTCATAATCTTCAATGCGCAGGGCCAGCAGCTCGGAGGGCCGGAAGCCCAGGTAGCACTGGCACAGGATCGCATCCACGCAGTCCAGGCCCACCAGAGGCCAGAGCTTATCCACCGCCTCCAGGGGCAGGCCCGCCTTGCCGATCCCAGTCTGGCCGCCGATGACGATGTAGGGGGACAGGTTCAGGTTGTCCGGCACGGCGTGGCGGGGAATGCCGAACTTGTAGATCAGGCCGCAGAGGGTCTTCATGTTCTCCTGGGTGCGGCGGCCCAGGTCATCGTCAAAGCAGTCCTGGATATCGTCGATGTCGATATCCCCCATTTGCATGGGCCGGATGGGACCCAGGTGCTTCAGGGCCGCCCGGTAGCAGTTCATCGTGGACGTGCCCCGCTTGTGGGTGGGTTCCCACAGGTCATAAAGCTGCTGGAAGGTGTAGGCCGTCTTGCGCTTGCCGCCGACGTCCTGGACCTCCGGGGAGTGCAGCCACTCCTCCGCTTCCTTCCGGGTGCGCAGGCCAGACTTTGACTTGGTGATGCGCCGCCGGGTGCCGTCCGGGCGTATCTCATGGCCGATGATTTTCAGGGCTATGTAGCCACTGCCCCGGCGGAAGATGGAGCCGGTGCCATTGCTCCGGCGGCGGGTGGAGGCGCTGCGGGTCTGCTTGCGGCCGCACCAGGGGCACCACTCCGCCCCAGGAGGCAGCTCCCGCCCACATTTGACACACTGGGTCTGTTGGGTGGTGGTTTGCATGATATCACGCTCTTTCTTCAAAATAGGTATGGCAATCCAGACCCCTGCGTGATATAATGCCTTTGGTTCTTTGAGACATTACCCCGCTGGGGTTTGTTTCGCCAGCCGCTCTCGGTGTTCCCGCACCGGGGGCGGTTTTTATGTTTAATTATCTCGAATTCGAGGCAATAGAACCATTTTGTTGGTGTCACCAAAATGGTCTTAAATTGCGTGAAGTTGTCAGAAAACGCATAGACACATGAGAACTCATTGACACACGTATCAACACGTGCTAGAATAGAATCAGAAGGGGTGAGGATGTGAAGGGAAGCGAAGTAAAGCAGATGCTGCGGGCGCACAAGTGCTGCTTTTACCGGGAGGGACGGAATCACGAGATATGGTTCAGCCCTATCACGGGAAAGAAATTCCAAGTTCCCAGGCACGACAACAAAGAAGTTGCCACCGGGACCGTAAACAATATCAAGCGGAGCGCTGGGATCAAATAAATCGTTTTCGCGCCATACTATAATATCGAGAGGTGAATTGTATTATGAAATATGCTTACCCCGCTGTATTTAGAGAAGAGAGCGACGGCCTGTATTCTGTGGAATTCCCCGACCTGGAGGGCTGCTTCACCAGCGGCGAAACGCTGCCGGATGCCATTGAAATGGCGGAAGATGCCCTGTGCCTGATGCTCTATGACATGGAGGAGGACGGAGAGACCATTCCGGCCCCGTCTAACCCCAAGGATATCGCAGTCAGCGACGATGCGCTGGTGTCACTGGTCGGCTGCGACACGCTGGAGTATCGCAAGCTGTATAATAACAAGTCGGTGAAAAAGACCCTGACCATCCCCGCCTGGCTGAACACCATGGCCGAACGGGCCGACTTGAATTTTTCCAGCGTGTTACAGGACGCGTTGAAGCTGCGGCTTGACGTGCAATAAGTTCCCCTTCTGCCCCGGGCTTCGGCCTGGGGCTTATTTTGTTGCAGGGATGCTTTAGTGAGAGTGTGGAATCAGGTGCGCCGTGGAGCGGATGACCTCCTCATAGCGCTGGATGTCGGCAGGGGTGAAGCCGAAGACATCCTCCCAGGTGTAGCCGGGCAGCCAACAGGTGGCATGGTGAAAACAATCCTTTGCGTCTGGCTTTTCCAGATAGACCTTTACGCGGCCGTCTGGTTTCATTTCGGAGTGGACGATCTCGGTTTCATCGTCCAGCGTTAAAAACGGGTACATCATAGCAGCGAAACTCCTTTTAGATTCCCTGGGCGGATTCAAACTGTCGCCGCAGGCTGTCCTGCAAAATCTGAGAGCAGTTGAGATTGAGCTTATCGGCCAGGTTTGCCATCCATGCGGGGAGAGAGACGTTCTTCCGCACGGATCGGGTGTCAGTCTGGGCACGGTAGGCGATGGTATCCACACGGATCATGGACAGCTCATCCAGCGCCCCGTGGGTGATCTCGGTCTGTCTGGTGGCTGCCGGGATGGGCAGGCCTTCGTCCTCCGCCACCACCAGCCAGCCGGAAGCGGCGTCGGTGATCTGGTCGATGGCGTCCTGAAGGTCGTGTCCGGTGGTGACGCAGCCGGGCAGGTCGGGGATACGGGCGTGGATTTTGGTTCCGTCCTCGTTGGGGGTGAAAACTGCGGTATAGATATATTTCATGGTGCTGCCTCCTCCATTGGTTGAGGGGCGGGGCTTGTCAGCCCCGGTCCCTCTCGTTGTGTTTGATCTCCTTCTTGATGTATCGCAGGTCATCTTCATCAAAGTCATGGCGTTTCAGTGGGATAATCACTCCAAGCTCAGCATTATAGAATATGTCATGGTTTGCGCCGCTACGCTTGAAAATATAGCCGCCTTGATTCAGCTCCTGAATCGCTTCGTTTCGGGGCTTCATCCAATAACCTCCTTTGATGGCTCTATTATACACAACAATACACAAAAAGTCAATGGAGAATACACAAAATTACGCAATATTTTAATGCCACGGGCTTTAAGCCTGGGGCGTTTTTACGTTCTGGGCAGCTCCAGCAGCTGCATCCGGCGGATCTGATCGCAGGTCAGGCGGAGGTCATAGCGCCGGTTGAGCAGGTCCATGATGATCTTGGCTTTCCAGCCGTAGGAGGTATACCGGGCAAAATCCCGTTGGGCCGCCGGCGGGAGTTCGGATAGGATCATGGGTCACGCTCCTTCCAGGCCGTCGGCCTGGCGTTCGATTTGTTGGATGCTCAGGTCGGCCCGATAATTTCAATCCACGCCCCCCTCACAGGGGGCGACAATCTGGCTTTTCGTGGCGTGCCGCGTCACGGTTTCAATCCACACCCCCCTCACAGGGGGCGACAGCAAAACATAGAGGGATACACGTATACCGACCTATTTCAATCCACGCCCCCGTAGAGGGCGACACTTTAAATCATACTGGAAAACGCCACGGCTTTGCCCAGGATCTCCACGTCGTTGAGCTCCTCGCCCTCGTATTCCATGTCGGCATACAGGGGATTGCAGGCCCGGAGGATGATGCGGCGGCCGTTGTAGTAGACCTTTTTCAGGGTGGCCTCGTCGCCGATGCGCACGGCGGCGATCTCACCGTTTTCCACCTCGGGCTGCTGGCGGATATAGACCACGTCGCCGTCCCAAATGCGGGCGTCGATCATGCTGTCCCCCTTGCAGAGCAGGGTGAAGTCGCAATGGATGGTAATGGGCACGTCGTCATATTCGCTGATGTTCTCTACGGCCAGGATAGGCTTGCCGCAGGCGATGGCCCCCAGCCGAGGCTTCTTCACCGTCCGCGGGAGCGGGAGACAGTTGGAGGGGAGCTTGGGGGCAGGGCGAGGCTCAACACGTTCTTCCCAATCCATAAGGTACGCAGGGGTAACATTAACCGCTTTGGCAATCGCTTCGATGCGCTCCAATGGGATATTTGTGACTTTTCCTATTTCGTATTTATAAATAGTCTGCTTTGTGGTTCCGCAAAGTCGGCCAAGCTCTTCTTGGGTCAGCCCTGCGGCCTCTCTGGCGGCCTTGATTTTTTCTCCCTTTGTCATGGTGGCCCTCCTCTGTTCTCCTAATTTTCTTTGGTAACTTTATTGTATCACAAATTTTCCCGAAATCAAGTAAAAAACGACTTGACAGGTTACTTTATTTGATGTACTATATAGGTAGCCCGACAAGTTACTTTTCAAGGAGGTGATGTATATGGTCGCAACGGATAAACTGCGGGGAATCATCAGTGAAAGGGGGCTATCCCAGCGTGAGGTTGCTAAACGTCTTGGTATTGCGGAGAAAACTTTCTACAGCAAGATGAAAAAAGGCGTTTTTGGGACCGATGAAGCAGAAAATCTGGTCCGTCTGCTCGAAATCAAAGACCCGGCCTCGATTTTTTTTGCTTCGTGAGTAGCTTGAGAAATTACCTAAATGCGTAATTGTCAACGGTAGAATAGGAGTGTTGGCAAAAAGTCAGCCCGCCTTGTGGTGAGACACAAAGCGGGCCGTGGGGCAAAGAAAACCGCCTCCGCTGATGAGGGCGGAGAAGGAGGCAACCAGCTATAAGAA